TTGTTGAGGATATGCTTGATAGCGGCATCGTGCCTGTATGTAACTTGACTAAGGTATTCAGATATAACACATCTGGCATTATTACTATAGCTACTGATGTACGAAATGGAGTAAATGACCATCTGACAGATACTTTCACAGATTATAAGTTCATTGAAACTGATACATTAGTAATCAAGCAAATTGAGCAAGAGTGTGCGCGGCTCTTAGCAGATGGATACAGTAAGGATGATGTGCTGATTCTATCTCCATTCAATAAGGGTGATGTTGGCTCATTGGCTATCAATGCGGCGATTCAAGCCAAATTCAATCCAAATGAATTAAGCAAGGTTGGGCATACTGTCAATGATGTACCTATATATTTCAAAGTTGGCGATAAGGTAATCAATAAAAAGAATGAATATGCTATGCCGCTTGTTGATGATGATACGGCTTTTGTAGCAAATGGCGATATTGGCACTGTAATGGAAATTATACCTAATGAAAAAGAGCCATATATGATCGTGCGATATGATTGCGGTGATTGTATAGTAGATAAGGCGCATATCAAGAATACGCTATTAGCGTATGCAATTTCTATTCATAGTTGCCAAGGTAGCCAAGCAAAGGCTGTGATTGTAGTAATTGATAGAAGCCATGTAAGGATGCTAAGCCGCAACCTGTGCTATACGGCGGTATCACGCGCACAAGAGCGGCTAATATTGATTGGAGATGAAGCGGCTATTCAAGAGGGATTGAAAGTGCAAGAGGAGAAAATCCGCGACACTGAATTAAAGGAGATGCTAATTAGATGAGTAAAGAATCAAAATCTAGTGGACTTGGAATATTAGCAGTATTGCAGGTCGTATTCTTTGTTCTAAAATTGACAGGATTGATTGATTGGTCATAGTGGCTGGTACTTGTACCACTATGGACAGATATTGGTTTTGGCCTGTTATATATAATCATTGCATTGATTATATATAAGTCATAAATAAAAAAGGAAGTGTTGATTAAATGAATTATGAATTTCATGTAGGGGATTATGTTGAGGATGTTCGTGGACATACAGGCTATATCAAGGATGTCTCAGAGAAATCTAATACGTTTACCATTGTTTGGAGAAATTATTGTGGTACAGATTATATCCAAATGAGATGGTTTGACCACTATGCTCCAAATAGACGAAAATGGGAAGATGATTTTGCTCGTATCGGTGCATATGATTTCACTAAGAAAGAAAAGAAGAAGATTGAAAATCTGGTAAAACCACAATGGAGTATGCCAGTTGAAGATTTAATTGATAAAATCAATGAGCTTGTTGATGCTGTGAATAAATTGATGGATAAGGAGGATAAGAAATGACCAAAACAACTTGTGATATTTGCGGCAATCTGATTACAGACAATAGAGAAAATTGGTTAGTGTCGATTCAATCTCATGTTGGGGAGAAGGCGTTAAAATATTATCAAGAAAACTACGAAACAACTGTTGGAGACGTATGCTCAGATTGTGCCAATTCTATTTATCATTATATCAAAGGCTTAAAAAAGCCTATTGACAAATCAACTGAATCGTGATAATATATATGACAAGGAGGTAATGTAATTGACAAAGCTACAGCTAATTCTAGCTTTGACAAAAATGCGCACAATGGCTGAAGGTACGTCACAAGTTCGCATCCACATTGGCAACCTACTATATGATATTGACCACATTGGCACAGTAATTGATATGGACACCAATAAGCCAAATATTGTTATTCATGTTAAGGAGAATTAAAAGGAGGACGATTTATTGTTTGTAAATGAGGTATATGAATCTATCTGGAAAGATAGATACCAAAAGGACGGTGAGTCATATGATAACCAGCTATGGCGTGTAGCTGATTTTGTAGCATCCGCAGAAGGGGATTGGAACGCGCCTAAATGGGCAGAGAAATTCTTCAGTATTATGAAAGAAGGCTATTTCTTCCCTGCCGGACGCACAATGAGCAATGCTGGCATTGGTGAAAAGCTAACTCTTAACAACTGCTTTGTAGCACCTATTGTTGGCAACAGCATGGAGCAGATTTTTAATGCGGTTAAGCTAGGTGCTATGACACATAAGGCTGGTGGCGGCATTGGATACGCTTTTAGCAATCTAGCACCCAATGGTTATAGAACCCGTAATGACGCGATTGCATCTGGTCCAGTTAGCTTCATGGATGTGTTTAATGCTCAGACGGCTACTGTGCAGCAAGGCTCAAGGCGCGGTGCAAATATGGGTATGCTCAGTGTGTATCATCCTGACATTCTTGAATTTATTCATGCGAAGTCAGCGACAGAAGGACGGCTCAATCATTTCAACCTATCTGTTGTTGTAGATGATGCTTTTATGCAGCTTGTCATTGATAATGGTCAAGTTCAGCTACACTGGCCTATCTATGACGAGAAGGGTAATAAGCTACCGCCAGATAAGTGGGATAAGCAATTTACTAAGCTAGTACCAGCTCGTGATATTTGGAATGAAATTATGCAGATGGCATATGATAATGGCGAACCGGGCGTATTCTATGAAGATAATGCTAATAACCGAAATCCTGCATGGTATGTAGAAAGAATTGTTTGTAGCAATCCATGCGCTGAATATCTAGCAGGGACAATCAATGCAACAGACCCATCGCAGTATGGCGGCGCGTGCAATCTCGGCTCATTATTCCTACACAATTTTGTAAAGAATCCATTTACCAAGCAAGCTCATCTTGATACTGATGCTCTAAGAAATACAATTTCTGTTGCCGTCCGTATGCTTGATGATATTATTGATGTAAATAAATTCCCTGACAAGATTTATGAAAATTATCAGAAGGGTATGCGCACTATTGGTATTGGTATCACTGGTTTAGCAGATATGCTTGCTATGCTAGGCATGAAGTATGATAGTCAAGAAGCAAGAGATTACGTTGAATCTCTAATGCAAATGATTACCAATGCTGAATATTATGCGTCCGTTCAACTTGCTAAAGAAAAGGGCTGTTTCCCTCTATGTGAACCAGACAAACACGTAAATAGCAACTATGTCAAATCTGTGTTAGAACATGATGTAATTGCCGAGATGTCTGAATATGGTATTCGCAATGCCAAGATTCAGGCGGTTGCACCATGCGGTACAATCTCTATGGTATTTGGCAACAACTGCTCTAGTGGTATCGAGCCAATCTTCTCATTGAGCTATGACCGTAAGGTAAAAATTGGCGGTCAGGATGATAAGGACGTAAAAATCGTCAAGATGATGGATTATGCTTATTATCTTTATCACAAGCTAAAGGATCAAGGTAAGCAACTTGATTTTGACGAGTATGATATTTTCCCAACTGCGCTTAATATGTCTGTTGATGACCATGTAGCTATGCTTGCTATTATTAGCAAATATACCGACATGAGCGTCAGTAAGACAATCAATGTACCTACTGAAGCATCATTTGATGAAGTCAAGGATATTTACATTCAGTGCTGGAAGAAGGGCATTAAGGGTTGCACTATTTTTAGACCAAATGCAATCCGTCAGGGTATTTTGCTTACTGACAATAAGAAAGATACTGAATCTAAGCCAGAATCTACATCTCTTACTCTGCCTCGCGGCTCAATCATCGAGCCAAGTAACGACCTGATTGGCAAAAAGCGCAAAATCCAGACAGGATGCGGCTCACTTCATGTTCTAGCATTCTTTGACCCTATTGACGGAAATCTACAAGAGGTATATTTCAACAAAGGCTCAAATGGCGGATGTGCCAATTTCATGACAGGTCTAAGCCGAATGGTCAGTCTACTATGCCGTGCTGGTGTAGATATTATGACTATTAAAGACCAGCTTGATTCGACTGGTGTATGCCCATCCTATGCTACTAGAAAGGCAACTCACCATGATACTAGCAAGGGGTCTTGTTGCCCTATGGCTATTGGCAATGCTCTAGTAGAGATGTACAATGAGATGCAATCAGAGTTAGATGATAAAGAGGACGATATTCCTATCACATCAAGAAAGCTAAATAAGGCATCTAAAACAGTTACTGAGAATTTTGATAAGGCAACAGAGGCATTCAATAAAGTTGTCGATAAGCTTGCTCAACTGGCAAAGGATAGCGGCAATGTTTACAACGCGCCAACTGAGGTATGTCCTGAATGCGGCGAACCCGTAATGTTTGAAGGTGGTTGCAAAATTTGTAAGTCGTGTGGTTGGACAAAATGTGAATAAGGAGTAAATTAAAATGACAGAAAATCGTATCAATTTTTATCTAGGCAGACTAGGTAATGAAGACTGGATTTGCTCATGCGATGAACTAGACCTAATGGGCGAACCAAATAAGGGCGATTTGGTGTATCTACCGATCAATGCTGACGATGATGAACAGGAAATGTATGTGGTGCTACAGAAATATGTTGCGCCAAATGAAATTAGCTATTTCTGCAAGCCATATAATTGGGAGGATTGAACGAATGGAATTTCTACTAAGATATTTTATTGATGGCAATGTGGATTGTAAAGGACGTGTATGGACATATACTCATGCCGCGCAGATGATTATTCCTAGGATTGGTGAACGCGTATGGGTCGATGATAACACCTGTGTAGAGGTTGATATGGTAACATATTCGCCTGATTACTATGATGAGGATAACCTATATCTAGTAGATGTAGAATGTCATGATATTACAGAGGATGTCCTAGCTGAATGTGATGAGGAGGACTGCTAATTGCCTAATGTATCTAATGTTCGCGTATATGCACTAAATGATTCCATTAGAGCAGCTAAGTATCCAAAGGCGGTTGAGCTTGACGGCTTGACCGCAGAGCTCACCAAGGGTATTTTGGCTTGCTTGAATTGTCCAACAGGTGAGGGACATGATAATGCTCTAAATGGTATTATTGTCCAATTTGACCTTACATTCAGCCAGAAGGCATGGGTAGAATTGCAAAGATACCACTTCGTTGATTTCGTCTCATCTTGCTCTACAATGCATAAACTACAGAATATGAATCCCAGATTGCAATGCAATCGCTATGTTGACCCTAGAGCTATTGATATTCTACAAGAAAAGATAAATGAATATAACAGGTTACTCAAAGCAAAGAAAGAACAAGGGCTTGCCGTTGCAGATGAAGAATTGAAGTGGGCGCGACTTGAGATGCTATATAATATCCCTAGCGGTTTTGAGCTTACAGCTGCAATGACTACCAATTATAGACAGCTCAAAACAATCTATCAACAGCGTCGCAATCACGCTCTTACTGATTGGCAGGTGTTCTGTGATTTTTGCGAGACACTACCACGCTTCCTAGAATTAACACAGAGAGGATATGAACCAAATGAGTAAAATTTTTATCTCTCAGCCGATGAACGGCAAGACAACTGAAGAAATTGAGAATGAACGCAATGATATCATTGACAGACTAGCAACACAGTTTGCCAGAGAAAACGAGTGTATTGAAGTTATTTATTCATTCTTCAAAAACACGCCGCATGACGCTAAGCCTCTATGGTATCTAGGTGAGTCAATTAAGCTAATGAGTGAAGCTGATATTGTATTCTTCTGTGATGGTTGGCAGACAGCTAGAGGATGTCAGATTGAACATGATTGCGCCCTTGAATATGGCATTGATACGATGTATGAGGAGGACTTAATTGATTGAAGATTAAAGCAAAGCGACTATCAGATACCGCCAAGTTACCTACTTATGGTAGTGAAAAAGCGGCATGCTGTGATTTATATTGCGATCTAAGAGTAGACAAATGCATTGACCTAAATCCTGCACATGTCGATTTCAGGCATATGGAATATAGCGGCGATTGTTTTGATAGAGTTAATATTGCTCCTCATGAGACAATCAAGATTCCTACAGGATGGGCATTCCAGCCACCTGAAGGATATGCGGGATTCATCTATGCACGGTCTGGGCTTGCGACTAAGAACGGTTTAAGACCGGCGAATTGTTTGGGAGTCTGCGATTGTGATTACGTGGGAGAATATATTGTCGCTGTCCATAACGACACAGACAAATATCAAGTCATCAACAATGGTGACCGCATTGCTCAGCTTGAATTTAGACAATATGAACAAGCTGAATTTGAGCTTGTAGATGAACTAGATAAGACAGAGCGCGGGGACGGCGCATTCGGGTCTACTGGTGTATGATTCTACCACGACTATATATCAATGGTAGTAGATACCGTGTAGAGCTGTATTATCCAGAAGAACCAGATAAGCCAATCGCTATCATGTCCGGTTCAGCTAAATCATCATGTGATTTATTTGCTAATATGCTATATATGGCATTAGAGAATTACGATGATGGATATGATATTGGATATAATGACGCTATAGAGGATATGGAAGGAGGTGAATTTGATGTGGAAGTTTAGACCAATAGGAAAATACTATGAACTATTAGTCGATGGTGATAGCGTTTATCTATGCCGCAAACAAGATACTATCATTCAAGCCGTGATTGAAGAATTATGCAATAGACACAATACTGAGATGGCTAAATATGAGAATCTGGACGTTGAAATTGTCAGCTGTGATGAGGCATATTTGAATGGGCTTGAAGATGGTAAGGAAGAAGCTGCTCAAGAACGATATGACGCTGGCTATGACGAAGGATATCAAATTGGCAAAACAGATGGATATGACTTAGGCTATAGACGAGGATTAGCTGATGCCATTGCTTGTGAAGATAAATTGACATAGTAAAAAAATGGGGAACATGGTAGACATAATAATCTATCCAATGTTCCCCATAAATTTATATTAAGCAGATGCTTGCATTACAATCTTTAACGTCTGGTCGCCTGTATTCTTGACTTGTTTAGCTTCAGTAGTATATCCTGTCTTAGTAGCTGTAACAGTATATGTATCGCCAATACCGCTTAGTAGGAACTGCTTAGCGTTGCCACTCACTGGGTCAACCGTCTCACCATCGACATCGATCACAGTGATAATAGCATCCTTTGGCGTTACATCAACAGTAAGTAGAAAGCCCTCTTGTAGTGTAACTGCACCCTTTACAATCTTGAAAAAGCGTCCATCAAGACCAACACCACAATTACCACGACCCATAACAGGCGCACCAATTTCTTCGCCTTCTGAACCATGTAGAGTGATATAACCAGCGCCGCCAACTTTAACCACGGTAAATAATGCTCCATCCCAGAGCTGACCGCAAGTAGATACTGCTTTACTTCTGTCAACGCTTGTTGCCCCAACATCACAAATCACCCCGTTAATAATCTTGAGTGTATTCTTATCTAGCTTAATGCCTCCACACCAATTAGCCATATTTCATTCCCCTCTCTATAATTGTGCTTTAGCTACCCATGCTAATGCACCATTTACAATGCCTAGCACCTTGTCATTGTCATCAGCTGTAAATGCTGGTAGAATAGCGTCAACATATGCTTTATCAACTGCATCATTATCCTCAGTTGGTTCAGCTGTTAGCTTGAGCTTGCCTACCATAGTGCCGCCCGATTTGAGTAATGCACTAGCTTGGATTGCGCCTGTTTTACCATCTACATATTTTTTAGTAGTAGCATGATTTGTTGATGTTGGCGCACCTACGCTGACAGGTACATAAGTAGCCTGCGTATCAGCCTTAACGAATGCCGCTGTGCCATCATTTGAGCCTGTTAACCTAGGCGCATTTGTACCAGTTGGCTCAATGGTCGAGCCAATATATAATGGTGCTGGACCGTCTGTACTGATTCTATGTGCATTAACAATACCATGCTCATTCATGTTCAGGTCACTGTCAATCTTACCATCATCGCCTAGTAGGCTATGCTCATCTACATATGCCTTGGTTGCGGCATCTTGGTCTGCAACTGGGTCAAGCAGGTCAGTGATTTTATGATTGTTTAGACTGACCTCTGATTCAATAGCCATGCCACTATCTGTATTGCTAATAGACTTAACGCCCATGATGTTATTGCCATTCATGTATAGGTTGCCGCTCATTGGCACTGTGCCATCTGACTTAAAATCGCCGGATGCACCGCCATCGCCGCCTACACCTTTTACATTGAGCACTGGTCTGCCTTGTTCATCTTTAGTATAATTAAATTGGTCTGAATTTAATAGATAGCCACCATCTGCGGCTCTAATTGTTGCCATATATTATCACATCCTATCAACTATATTCGTCTGGATCTTCATTCTTTTTAGCAAAGATGCGCTTAAATGCTAGAGAAATCAGCTCAAAGCTAAAAGCACCAGCTGCATATATCAGGACATCGCTAAGGTCGCATCCAATCGTCTCGCCCCAACGTATAACAGCATATGTCTTTAGGCAAGCTGCCCATATCATTACTAAAGTTAAGAGCCGGAGACAGTATATTACTATCGTCCGGCTCATTTCTCCTTTAGCCCATCTTCGCTTATTTCTAAGTTTAAGCATGGGTTATCATCCCTTATTAGCTAATTTCTCCATCAAGTCTTTATTGTATTTATATGTATCTAGCCAATCTACTGTAGCATCAGTAAATCCAAAGCGGCTCTTTACTTTTGCTTTATTCGCCTCATGCTTTTCGTCAATCTTCTCAGCTTTAGACCCATCGTTAAGCACCATTACAGTATGTCTAGATTCATTGACTAGCACATCGCCACGCTTGAGATAATCACTAGATGTTAGATATTTCTTGTCTGTAATCATCTCAAATTTGCCCGTCTTAGCCCATTGCTGTTTCATCTGGAATGTAGCAGGAGCATTGCCCTGTGCATATGCTACATCCATATTAACACCAGCCGCCTCAGCACATACCGCCATAAATGCGCTACAGTCTGTTTCACATGGCGTCTTGATTGCAGCTAGATTCCAAGCAACTTTCTTTGCTTCGGCTCTAAGCGTGTTTCTTTGCCATTGGTCATAGCCAATATTTTTATTAGCTACACCGGCTTCACATGCTTTAGCCATCTTTTCAGCCGTCTTTGGGTCTTTGGCTCGAATCAACAAGGTCCATCCGCCATTATACCAGTTAGACCGATTCAACTCACGTCCTGATTGATTGCCAGCTTTACCATTCTTAATGCCGCCATTTTCATCAATGCTGGCTTGACCGATATATACAGCCATTATTTATTCTCCTCTTGCTTAGTGCCATATAGCTCATTATGGAGCAGTAAGACACTAGATTCAATCATGTTCTCAATAGTAGCCGAATCAAACTTGATACCGTGCTCAGACAGATAGTTGACAACATATGCCTTTTTCTCTTGTGCTTGTTCGGTTTTGAACAGTTGTTCTGCGGCTCTGACTGCAATATCTACATATTGCTGTGTCTGAGCGATCTTGGTTTCACCATATTTCTGCTTAAGATATGGTACAAGAACACCAGTAAGAATAGCCACGATAAGACTAAGAACGCTAACGATAATCTGAGTATAATCCATTTTATATTCCTCCTATATTCCTATTATTCAGTAATTTCTTTCCATCCGGCAGGATATGCAGATGGGCTATATACATTAGCATCAATCAAGCTTTCATATACCTTGCCTTCAAATTTGACCTTGTCGCCCTTCTTATACGCATCATGTGCGCCTGTTGGCTGTACAAAATCAGGGATTGTTTCAGCTGGTGGGGTTTCTGGTTCAGTTGTGCCGCCTCCACCAGTTTCACCTGAATCACCGCCATCTCCAGTTGATTCTGTATATTCTTCCCATCCGGCAGGATATACGTCTGGTGCCCATACATTGGCGTTGATAATGGATTTATATAGCTTACCATTATAGCTTACAATATCCCCAATATTATAGGCATCTGTTGCGCCTAGTGGTTGAACCCATAGAGGATAACCACTTGGGTCAATGCCAACCTTTTTATATAAGCTAGTAGCCGTATCTGGCGTCCATTGAGCCGCAGATATATGATCTTGTAGTACCTGATATAACTGTGGATCACCTACAGCATTAACGCCATACACTACCCATTCACCAGTTACATACTTTACATTAACCGCCCATTCATCAAAGATGCTAGATACAACTAGCGCCTTTTCTTCTGGTAGAGTTGTAGCGAAATATTGTACTGCTTTTCTAAATTGCTCTGCATACGCAATTCTTTCCATTATTCAGCCACCTCCTCTTTTGTAGACAAGCCAATCATAGTATCGATAATCTTATTGGCTTCATCCAGTTTTGTTTGTAGCTCATCAATTAGAGCCTGTTGTGCCTGTTTATCAATCGTCTCTTGAGTTGGCGCATATACATGATTGCCATTCTCATCTATGATTTCTACGTAACCAGCTTTTGCAGGTAATGTCGGTTGATTTATCATATACACCATCCTCTTTAATTCTTTGCTTTAATATAAGCATGTAACCCAGTAGCAGGAGAATATGTTGGAAGTATAACATTTGCACTATCAAAATTCAAGATTTTTGTAGCAGCACTACCAATGATATATACCTTATGATCTTGAGGATTCTCAAGCATGTCATATAGAGTTCCAACATCCAAATCATTTATCAAAACATTCCATGTATTAGCATGATCGACAGACTGATATAATTTTGTTCCATTCAAATAGAAAAATCCATGAGAACTACCAAATACTCTGCCTTGTGTTGGGAGAGTTATTGGGAATGCTTCTGTAGAATCTTCTGTAATTATATATGACCCAACCGGTGTATATAGATCTGGTTTATAATTAAACAAAGCAACTGTGCCATCACATGCAAAGAACGTATTTCCTCCCTTGTTCACAACAGTAGTTCCTGTCGCTGTTCCGGATTTATCAAATAAATAACATATAAATCGATCCTGTCCAGCATGCATTATGTATTTTGTTCCAAGTTTTGCCACTTTATTCTTGTAATATGGTTTAAAATTTCCAGCAGAAATAGTTGTTCCACCTTGTCGATCGATAGTGAAAGTATTTGGGAAAGATGTCACTAAGGATGGTTGTATGTGCTCAAAAGTAGTTACAATATAAAATAAATCTCCATCTACTTCCCATCCGCCGTCTATAGTCATGCGTTCAAAAGTTGTAGATGTTAACATGCTGCTTAAATCATTACCGTAATATCCATTATTATTTCTTCCAGCAGACGTTTGATTTACCAGAGTTATATACATGTATTTGTTTTGACTTGGAACATAAAAAAATGACCATGTGTCAACATTTGAAGATTGCGAAGATAATGATGTATAAAAATCGTAAGAATTTATCGGACTATCCATTAGTGTATCTTTCCACAATATCTCCCCTGCCTTACCCGGTCTATACAAAGTATCTGCACTTGCGCCAATGCTTTGAAATGTACCTACATGTGGGGCGCTTTTCAATAGATTGCTTAAGACAGGATATTGTGAACCATCTATAATTGCGCCATTGCACAATAGCCAATTGTCTCCCAGATTGTTTCTAGCTGTTACAAGTACGTCTCCAATTACATATGAGCCTCCACCATATGCTATATGATTGAAAGCATTATTTAATGTGTCGCCAGATGGCAAATTTAAGATATGTTGCGCTTGAGCATCTAGTAACACCTGTCCACTAATTGTTTCTGGATATAGAGTATCATAATCTGTGCCATTATAATTCTCTATAATAAAATTTTTCTTTTCAGCCAATTATATTCACTCCTTCAATTTGAAGTATACTTGCCCACTTGTCATGCCAGCAGGAGGTTGAGTAGCAACCTTGATTACATCCTGTTTGAATGTAGGGTCGGATGTTGATTGAACTGCTACAATTCGGCTCGTCACATAGTTAAATAAAGCCGCTACTACTGTCTTATCTGTCAACTGGTCGTTCTGTAAAATAGCTAGAGCCGCCTCATATTGTCCAGCCGCCATATACTGCTTGAACTGAGTATTCAAGTCAACATCAGTCAAATGCAAATCTTGATATTTCATTGTCATCATACAATAGCCGCTCCTGTTACATGAAACCAGAAGTCCGTAGCTTGTTGAAATGTTGGTTGCGTCTCAGATACAATATAAGCTGGACTATATCTATCACCAAAATATTGCTCTGTTGCTGTTAAGCCATCTAGCACATCATTCATAAGCCCAGCTGAAATAATCTTCTGTTGCCCATTTGGTATCTGAGATAGCACCTGTTGCGCCACATCATAGCTACCAGCCTCCATAGCATCTTGATACTGTTTGACCAACTCAGCATCATCAGCTGTAATATCAAGCATAGTTGGAAATGTATCAACTTGGCTGGGAAATTTAGTTGCCATTTAATCACCTCATTCTTTATTAACAATTGGCCCAGCTATAAATTTACCAGTGCCAAAATTACCATAAAATACGCTATTCACCTTATCCCACAAGCCAACGTCACCTAGCTTATTCTGATATGGGATATAATCTCTAATCAATACGCCATCATTCCATATTTTACATGAATGTAGGAATGCTGATAGAGCCGGTGTTTGGAAATAACCGTCTTTACTATAAGTCAATAGCGCCATATTATTTTTCATCTTAAATTCACTTGCATCGTATTGTACTGATTGCCCATTTACAGTAAGCTGGTTTTTATTCATATCTAGAGTCATCTTAGTGAATGACGTGCCAACTGATATTGTCTTACTATTGTCTTGATTATAGCCAAATGTAATTGTTCCATTGTTATATGATGCGCCTAGATATGTATATGTATCAGGGTCTTCCTGTGCCGCCTTTTCGTTTGTATATATCGAGCCAAATAGATAGCCACTTGCTCCATTAAGCACAGTTAGTTCCATCTGAACACGTGTATTATTGTTAGGAATAAAGCCCGTACTGATAAACTGTGTACCTGTAGACATAATATATTCTAGCTCAACCGGCTCTTGTGTTCCATCTACTAGATAATATGGATACCAGTTTGACGCTGATATGGTCATACTATTTGTATCACCGTATTGTGCATTATATGACTGTATCATATATTTCTTTGGGTCACCCTGTAATTTCATAGCATGACTCATAATAATATTGACATCAAGCCAAGGAATTGGTATAGTAGCTAATGAAATACTATCATTAAGCCGACAGCGCCAATATAGCTCTATATCAGCTCTTTGTTTAGCCAAATCATTAGACATGATATTATCATATTCGCCGCTATAGCATACATGGCGAATAATACCAACGGAGCTAGAACCAACAGGGTTACCAACGTAGAACGGGCTATCTGGATTATCGTCATATGCCACAGCTGATGCTTGGTCATTACCCAAGTCTAAGAACGTGTGATTTGCTTGAAACTGAGCGACATAATATTTGTCTTTTTCAAGATAGTTTGCACCAGACCCATCTTTATTAACAAGTTTATATGTACCTAATATGGTTGGCGCTGCTTCACTAGCGCCAGCTGTAATCTTTAGATAGATAGAACCTGTCACCTTACTAGGAGGCACAAAGCCAACCAACGTCCATTCTTGTAATGGTGAACCACCTGTTGCAGTTGGCGTTAATGATGGTATATGCAAAGTAACGGTCGAGCCATCTACTGTGGTATTATCGCTAAAATGGTCAATATTATGACTACGCCCATATACCTCTATATAATTCTTGACATTCTCAAAATCTGTGTTTACTGATTCTGAGATGAGAATGTTCTGCCATACATCGTCATCAATCAATACAGGGTCATTTGCACCAGTTGGAATAAGCTCATAGTGAAATACGCCATCTACGTCAAAATACATCTGATATTGTGGCAAGATAGCACATAGCTCTTTGAGAATATCATATACAGTACCGCCTTGAGCTATCTCAATATCATATGGCACTTCTTGAATTGCGCCATCTACGTTCTTACATTCACTAACAATATACTTGTTGAACCCGCCTAATTCCAATGCGGCGATTATAGCACCACGCACATCTGAACCTTGTGGCACTTTAGTAGGTACGCCCGGCAATTCGCCATTTCTCAATCCTGTTAATTTTGACATCAAGTCAAGCCCTGAGAAAGATAGAGTATATGTCGCCGCATCATATTGATAACTAGGCGCATTGATTAGATAGATGCCCTGATTATACCATTGGATATTACCAGTACGAATATTAAGATATCCTATCCATGGTCTGATATATTTGTCAAGGAAAATCTTGCCACCGGGTTTAATCTCAAATGAGCTATCTGTTACAACTAAGCTGCACTCACACGAACGCCGCAAATCAGCATTAGCATCAACTGTGACTGATAACCCAATCAGGTTGCCGCTTAGTTCATCTACTACGTTCATGTTGAAATCCAACAGGTCTAGCTTAATATATTGCTTGATATATGATTGTCTAAGGATGTTATAATCATCCTGTGTGATATTCAATGCCATATATTATGCCTCCGTGGGGATAAGTCCATTCATAAACAGGTCCGACTTATTATCCGGTTTGCCTGTCTCTGTCCAGCTTGCATTAACATCGCACATACCCATACCATAATTGCTATCATAAGACACCGAGGGATTGCCTGTGATAAGGCAGAGCCACGCCTCACCATTCCAGTCCTTTATTATCTTGGGCTTACCATTCGTTAAGAATTTCAACAGGGTATTCTTTCTAGCTGTGATTTCCTGTCTATCAATATTGCCAGTTTGCTCAAAGTCAGCAGGTAGCACCTTGCCTTGAATTGAGCCAGTCTGATAATTCTGTAGTCCATTGCTAATAACAACAGGATATTGCCGCCCATATGGTGTGAATACGCCTACTTGCCGCATTTGGTCATTATTGCCATATGCAACGCCACAATATAGTTTATATACCGTGTCATAGTCACAAATGAAGACACCCTTGAAATTGGTAGCAATTTGCTCGACAATATAATCGCCCTCAACATGGCTCATCATAGGCACATAAGCATATTGATATTCAGTGAAGTTAAGTGCCAAATTATCAATGAATGTAAACGCCAATTCTGATAGGCTGTTAATTTCAGCCTCTTTAATTATGGTCCATTCAAACTCGCCTACTTTACGCCGTTTGAGTCTGTACCCTGTAATATCCTTTGTTATCTGGTCGACATTGCCAGCAGAGATGTTGTTCTCAAAGTTACAATTCATGACCGTCTCCCAGTCCCAATCAGTAGGGATAGTTGGATTATATGGTTTAGTTACATTTTTGCTTACATTAAAATGGTCATATACGCCGCTCTCAATGCGCGTCTTAGTGATATGTGAGACGTTGGTTGGCATAGGGTCAATAGCGTTTCTATCAGAACAAAAATTATAACCTAATACAGCAATCATACCGTCTCACCTCTATTCTCTATCTTTAAGTCGTATACATTGTTGATGCGCCGATTCCAAATGAATAGATATTCTGTATCAGCTGGCTTTGCTATCTTATTGGAGAAGATACTATAATAATGTCGCCACTTAGGATGAATGGCAACAAGCTCAATCCATACATATTCTCCCTCTTCACGATATGTTATTGTAACAGTCGCGCCATCATCATTAGTAAACGTTAGAATGGTTGAGTTAGGATTGAAGTCACGTCCCCATATTCCCATGGTATAATCGCCAGCTATCTCATAGTTATCTTTCCATTCTACATATGTTCCACTTTGTCTGAGGTCAACCTCTTTATCGTCAATATAAGTAGGAGGGTATGGGTTAGAACCACCCGGAATACCAACCATATTATTCTCAATTGTCACATATCCATCATGGCAATTGTTGGTCAAATACATAGTTGTATATAATCTTGGTATGACATATACAATATATATATTAACCTTGCCCGATTCGACCGCTGTTCCTTCTACAGTTTGCCCAACTACCTCAATCTGATATGCCAACTTATCCTCAAAGCCTGAGAACATATAAGATACAGTTATTGGTACGGCTTGATTCTGTAGGTATTTAACGCCGCTTGTTGCTACCAAATCGCCCTGAGCATCATATAAATTGAATTGATATTGCGCCAACTGCTCAGATTCAGCCTGATTATATTGTGCCTCAAACTCAAATGACGCATTGGGGATATTATTGCTAGGCGGTATATTGCTAAAAGTTAAAGTAGGTTGAGTATAGCAATAGAATAAAATAGGGTTTGATTCAACTGATATATTGCCCTGTGCGTCAATCGTCTGAATCGTCGCTTGATATTTTGTACCATTAGCTAATGTATTGGCTGGTAATGTATGTATATAAGCAAATGTTGTAACCGTCTGTTTATATACTTGCTCTAACGTCACATTATTTTTTATTGTTAATATGTTGCCTGTGACCTGAGAGCCACCTTGTGAATAGAACTTGAACTGCTGTGACTTAGTTGCGTCAAATGCCGCAATTTGAGCTAATGTTGGTTTGGTTAATACCATATCTCATCCTCCTTTCTATATTGTTTTCCAAATCAAGTTACCTTCTGAATCTATTGATAACACCTTACCGGCATCTGCTTTTGTATAAGGTGGTAAAATATCAACTGTTATAATAAACGCCTGATTCATTGAACCATTTGGACAAAATACCCTATAACTCTTATTTACAGTTGGTGTATCGCCATAATACGCTATATTACTGTGTGTCTTGCCATTAGCTCTAACTGAGCATGTATTATTATCCCCTACAGCCGTTACTATAGCCGTATATATCTTAACTGAATCCTTGACTGCGTTTTGAGCCAAGATGTCCATTGATTGTAATAATTCTTCACTAGGTAACACTAAATCACCTCTTTTAGATAATCATGGTAGCCATATATTTCTATACAGCTACCATGATGTTATGCTAACTACGTCTTGTCACATATTGTTGCGCCAATTCTCTAAGTCCACTTACGAACGATTGAGCATCGCGCACATTGGGTAATGTAACATTGCTAATGTTGAGCGTCTGCGCCAAACTCTGTGCTTTTTGAGCCAAAGACGACAACATATCGCTAGGTGTCATAGACCCCCAACGCCATAGATTGTCCGTAATGCCGCTTGGTAGGATACCATCGCCCTGATTCAGCACTCTCAGCTCTGGACCATTTTCACCAACTAAAGATAAGCCGCTGTCGGCATTACGTGTGCCACGAGCATAACCTTGAGCGCCTATCTTCTTCATTTCGGATGCATAGTTTAATAAGTATCCTTTAGTAATATCATATTGAGCTTTATCATATAAGTCTTGAACTTCGTCTTTCGTTAATGATTCACTAAATAATTTGTCATATAATCGTTGATCGGCAAGTCCCTCAAAATCAAGCGCATCTGCTACATTGTATTCAGTCGCTAAAAGATCAGCTGGTATTTTTTCGTAGCCACCATGCATAGCGGCTAATGTATTGCTTTGGTCAATATAACCGAGCTCATCTTGCTTAAATTCTCCCGGTTTAGTGCTCCAAGCATCGGTCTGATGCTCCCAAGCCTCTTTGTATAAATCACGGTTGCTAGCCCATGTGTCTTGTTTGCTAACATCTGTTCCGAAATATTTTGAAGCGGCTTCATCGCCATATGCCTCTCTATATTCCTTAATCATTTGTTGCTTAGTATCTCTGAGCTGAGTCCAATATGCAACTTCAGCCTGAGACTGAGCGTTCTTTATCTTTTCGCCAAAGTCGGTTTGAACACCATAAGACCTTACATTTTCTTCACGAATCTGTTTCTTTAGCTCGGCTTCACGTTGCCGCCTTTCTTCTCTGGCTGCCTGTGCTTCGTTATATGCTATAAGAATTTGTTTGTAAGCATCACCGGGCTTCATTGCCTCACCGAAAGTATCATATAGACCCTCTTCAGACATCCCCTCATACACAGTTCCAGATATCTGTCCTTGGGCATATTGTAACAGATGCTTACGAAGAGCGTTTGGGTAATTTAGAACATCACCGCCATTGCTGAAATACTTTTCAAAGAACGCTTTCGATTCTTCACCGAGCATAGACATTAAGTCTTTAGTCTGGCTCTGTTCTATACCACGATACGTCTCTTGATAGTCTTTCTGCGCACTAGATATAGCGTCAGCATCTTGCATATATTGGAAGCGTCCTTCACTATATACTAGCATACGGCGCTGTTTAGCTTTTTCTAATGCCTCTAGCTTTTCTTCAAGAGTTATCTTATCCTCAAGTAGTTGATTCTGACGGTCATATTCTTCTGCTACTTCATCGGCTACTGAGCTTTCGGCACTTGAATTCTTGATTGCAGCTTGGACTGCCGCGTCGTATTGTTCTTCGATGCTGGCACCCATCTGACGAATCATCGCCCAAGCTTCTTCAATGGCCGCAATAGCGCTATTCGCGTTTCCGCTCGCAAATGCCTGATGAATAGAGCCTGTTATAGATGATACAGTGGACGATACCTTGTCTTTTAGCCCATCTAGTAAGCCACTGATAGAGCCGGACAAATCGCCGCAATTCTTCTCAATATAAGTGACAAGTTCATCAACGCTATATATACCCTTAGATACAATCTCAGAAAATAGCGTTTTTAGTACTTCAACAAATTGAGCAAATTCAGCTTCGGCTTGTTTATACTGTTCACTGGTTTCATCAAATCCCTGTTGCTTGAGCTGAGATAGATAATCTTGATAAGATTGATATATATTTGCTACTTCTGATAGAGTTGACTGTAAATCAGATTTACTAATATCTGGATCGATTAGTTTGAGACGTGTTGACTCGTCTGTTAGATATTCGCGCAGTTCTTCAATGGTATTGATGGTTTGAGCTTTGACCTCTTCTTGGTCTTTTTTGGTTGAGGATGAACCTCCTCCACCTCCTCCGCCACCACCACCTGTTGAGACAAACGGCTTGATGGATTCGAGTTGCTTTTGATACTCTTCCATCTTCTTTTGGTAATTGCTTTGCCCAGCTGATTGTATTTGAGACGTAACCCATTTATTAAATCCCGCTGTATCGGCATCAGCACTTTTACCAAAAGTACGGAAATAAGCTTGTCGCAAGCCCTCCATGTCACTACTTGTACCAGCTGCTCTACTCCCAACAATGTCAGATGCAGTACCAACACCAGCCATAGCCATCATAGACGCTAATTGGCTAGTGGTAATCATTGCAGCATTGCCAACCTCTTGAATGACTAGTATCAATGCGCTAAAATCAGCTTGAGCTTGTGCCTGTTGTGCTTGAATAAATGACTGAGCCATACTAGCCATAGAGCCAGATGTAGACAGTGCCTGTTTAGCCGCTTCTGTTAATTGCCCATTAGCATCAAATAGAGAATTAACTAACACACCGCTAGCATCAGCCGCATTTTCATTTGCGCCACGATATTGATCAAGCGCGGCTATGTAGGTATCTAGCTTGGATGCTGATTCTTCTGCTGCTACACCAAGTTCTTGTACGTCATTAGCCGCTCCGCTTAAATCAGTATTCTGTACTACACTATTAAGCGTTTCCCAGTTATTGATAAAATCAACTTGCCACTGGTCAAGATTTTCGCCATTATCTGCAAGAATTTTTAGAGCATTATAATAATCCTCTGTTGATGTTACAAGCTCACCTACTTGCCGAGTAGCAGAATCACTAGACGTAATAACATCTTGAGTATATTTTGACCAATTAGCTAATGACTGCCCTTGAGATTGCGCCCAATCAATCGTCTTTTGCTTTGTTTCGGTGATTGTAACACCCAATCCATTAAGAGCGTTTTTAGCAATTTCAGCAGCCTCGCTCCAATTTCCAAGAGAGGATGCCTCTAAATAGGCATCATATGATGTAGAATCTACATACTCATGTAGAGCTTCAAACGCTGCATTGGTTGCATCTTCAACAGACTCGAACGTTCCCTTTAGCGCATTTGCTTGTTCATCTGTTATAGTTAGAGTTTGTTGCCAAGTTGTAAGTGTTTTGTTACCAAATTCATCTGTGCTTAATCCGCTTACGGTTGCGCCAGTTACTTGTTTACCACCAGTTGTAACTTTACGGGCTGCCTCAACTGTGTCTGTCTGACGTAATTCAATCAGCTTTTCATAAGCTTCAATCTGCTTCTCTAGCTGCTCACGTTCTGCTTGTAGTTCTGCTTCGTTACCATCATATGGTGTATTATTAAGCTCATCTAGCTTTTTCTTAGTTTCTTCATACCCTGTCTTGGTATTTTCTAGCTCTTGGTTAGCTTCGTCCATAGAGGCAACAAGATTCTCAAACTTATTGTTTTCTACGGCTTGATTTACAGCTTTAATAACTTCAACTAAAGCTGTAATAGCTGCAACTGTGCCACCAACTATGAGCGCGATTTTGCCACTGGCAAGCATACCTAGGAACGAGTCGCCACCAACTCCTAGATTTTTAAGTTGTAAACCAACCTCAGCTATCTTGCCTACAGTTTGCCCAACGATACCAACTAGACCAGTAACACCAGTGCTTAATACACCAATTCTAGTAACAGCTGCGCCGACATCATTGTTAGCAAAATTAAGCATAGCTGTACCAGCATTGATGAAACCGCCAACTAGGTCTTTTGATAATACGCGATTTGCAAAATCTTCAAATTCTGCTTTAAGAGCCTGTTGCTTTGCTTCTAGGCTCTCCATATATTTACTGTTTTCCTGTGCCGCAGAGCCAGCAGACTCTAAGGCTGCTTTGGTTGCATCAGCCGCATGACCAAAGTTCTGCATCACACTGGCAAGGACTTTATATTGATTCTGTCCCGCGATAGTATCACCAAGAGCCGTTCTTTGTGCATCTGTCATTGAATCCCATTTAGGCTTCAATTCAGACAGCACATCAAATGTACGCTTTAGACTACCGTCTACATTTTCTACTGTAATGCCATATTCTGCAAGCGCATCTTGATTCTTTACAATACGAGCCGCAATAGTAGATAATCCACGCGCAACCTGTGCATATGTTCATTAAGGGTCGTTAATCCTTAACGGTTTTAATAAAATGATTAAATTTATCTATCCATGTTCCATCCTCAAAACAGAAGTAAGGAAGTCTGAGTAATGGAATATTTTTGTTTTTGCAATAATTATTTTTTATATTATCGTGCTTTTTTTGTAATAAAAATTTTTTATTTGCCGTATTGATATCCCCGTCAAATTTCGTTGGTTCAAAATGTTGTTGCCCATCGATCTCTACTAAGCAATCAAACGAAGTAATATAAAAATCAAATGGTAAAGGTTTTTCGTCTCTACAGTCATTGAACCTATATTCTTTTTTATACTTATATTTTTTATCAATTAAGTATTCTTCAAATAATCGTTCATAGGATGATTGTACCTGACTACAATTTATACATAAATCTCTTCCATCCATCCATTTGTATATGCTACGTTCAAATGTGTTTCCGCAATTACACTTAAAAACGGCTTTATTATGTGACGATGTTATATCTCCAATTCTCAAAGGAGCAGATTGAAGCCCGTTTTTAATCCCATAAATTTTTAAATTGTATAAAAAATATTTTCTGTTTGAAAACACATTAAACGCCTGTAATGTTCCTTTTACTACAGACCTAATATTTGCAGTAAATCTATACCCCGTCTCTATTTCTTCAACATTTATTGCCGTGTCCGCTGTAATAAACTCAGGGTTATCAATCAATTTATATTTCTCGTAATTTATCTTGTCAATCCATTTTTTTGTAAATTTTTCTCTATGGCTTTCTGTTTGTTCTTTACGAGAGCACACTTTACAACATAATCGTTCATTTGGATTTAATATATGTTCTATAGTCTTAGAAAAAGAATGCCCGTTCTCATCTATCATGTCAACAACGATACGATGTTTCCCGCTCTTTTTTACACCTCTAGCATCTACAAACATAACCTTCGGGTTTAATCTATTTATAAGTAACATAATATTTTCTTTATAAAATGGATTTCTTACTCCAAAAATAATCGCATTAGCATTATTTCTAAAAGACGCAAGACAAGTGGTTGTTTTATAGCCATCTTTTTCTATAACAATACTGTCATGTATTCCATTATATGTTGATAATAGATTCCAACCACCATGCTCATTCAAATATTTCCTTACTTCTTCTTCTGTTATTTTTTTCATTTTATTAAAACTCCTTATATTTTCATATAATGTTCAGACCATATCTTAGCTATATAGCTTATTCCGCTTCGGCACACTTGCGCCTACTCCATAAAGGATGGTCGTTGAACCTTCATCCTTACTCTTAGGATGCTTGGCTGCGGGTTTTCTCGATGTCTCTATATTTTTTACTATACCTCCGCCATTACACATTGCCACCATACACGTTTCCGTTATGATTTAGTATATAGAGTATTTCAAGATGTTCCCGTCAATTCAAAATATTTTTACCGCAACCCACAAATTAAGCTGCGTCCTTGCATGATTTCTGTACCGCTAGTTACGAGACCTATGACTTGTTCAAATGAATTGCCATAAGTAGCCATACCACTAGCGGCAATTTCCATTGCTTGTGATAGGTCATTGGTGCCTACACTAAAATTGTTTGCCACTTCATTGTATGCGTCTATAACATGAGTGGCAAAATTAGCATCTTTACCAAATGCACGAATCTGAGAAACAATAGATGCGGCTGCATCTTCTGCTGAAACAGCCGTATCAGCTACGTTCTGATAAGAAGCAGCAACTTTTGCAAGCATAGCGGCATCCGAATCGTTGAATCCGCTCTTGCGGAACATAGATGCTGCTGATACCATCTCTGACGGTTATAAATTATCTAATATTATAGCTTTCCCCAACGCCAATCATCATCTAATCCCCATTCATTGATTCGCCGCTCTTCCTCTTTTGCTCGGCTATCAATATGATAAGGTTGTTGATTATTTTGTTGATTGTCATGTTTTCCAAACAATCCAACTATCACACAGTATAATGTCCAGATACCAATAGCTGGAAAAATCAACATAATAAGCATTAAAGCAAACATGATAGATACCTCCTTTAAGTATCTATAACATAGCACATATTAGATAATTTGTCAAGGGGTTTTCAAGCCCTTCCCGAATAATTCTTTACCCTATATATTTGGAGGGTCGCCCTGTATATTCTGTTGACACATCCCTCATCAGGACTTCGCGCCCAATCTGCCCTTTTATGATACATTATTTATCATTGATTCTTTAGGTTTTTCAACCATGGAATCATCCTTATCGTCTTTCTGCTTTCGCACTAATTCATTGTTAATAATGAATAATTTTCACACTCAGGCATATCTCATCCTCATGTTGTAGTGATAAGGCTCTTGAGGCTTTCAAGGGTTTAGGGGCTGTTCTCTATGCACATTTACCATCTGTACATACCGGCTCAGACCGATTTGGTTTACCGGTTCTTGCTACTTCTCTGCCAGATTGACTTAGCTTTGTAACATATTTATCAAGTGCTGTACCCTGTAAATCACTGACCTTCTTAAAGTCGGTCATAGCATCATCAAGATTCTTGACTTGCTCATACATACTGCTTAAAGCACCTGTTGCTAAATCAAGAACTTGTCTAAACTGCTGATAAGTAACAGCAATATTTTCTGTTTCTGCGTTAAGATTTTTCGTGGATTGAGTTACACCATCTAGCTCTTTTTTAGTTCGCTCTGCACCATCTGCTGTAACACCAATCTTTAACTTAGTATCTTTATTATTTTGGATTTCTCTAAGTTGTTTCTTTATACTCTCTTCCTGCAGCTGAACATCAACCAGAATCGAGTAGTTAGAGTTACTTCCAGCCATTCATCACACTCCCTTTTTTATTTGTGAGTAGGCTATGAGGATTCCTTCTGCGCAATCATCCTCATTTTTTTTGCTACTTGGGGCAACCCATGCCAATTCGAGGCCAAATTCTTCATTCGCCATCTCTATGGCTTTTTTCTTCAGAACATCTCTTTGTAATCCAGCTCTAGTACCATCAAAGAGATTAAGGTCGCCACGCCATTTACTTGGCATCAAGAAGCATGGCTTTATCTTGAAGCCAGCACATAATGCTAATATCACGCCTTGTACTGCGCCCAATTTTTCTATGGTAGACGCTCCTTTTTTTAATGGCACTTCCTCAGCATAGAGAATTGTCGGCTTATACTGTCTAAATATGCTTGATAATTCCATAGTAAGCCCCATTACTCTGTCATGCCAATCATCGCCCTTTGGCTTAATTGTGCCATATGCAATGAGCCGCCCATTATCAAATATAGACCATCCAGTAGATGACGTACTAGCATCTAATCCTGCTATAATCATATCTAGTCCACCTTAGTTGTCGTGACCTCTATGGCTTTATTGTGCATCTGCACTTTAAGCCCAGCCGCCTCCAACCCCTCTTTCATCCATTGTTTCATCTTGCGTCTACCTATGCGTTTATTCAGTTCTTCCCATGCGTCACGCTTTTTTCTGAATGCGCCATCACCGAATAGCGAACCGGTCGCGCCGTTATATATCAATTCAGCTAAATATGGTCGCGCATCTTGTCCATAGAAATCACCAACTAGACCAATATGTTGTCCATAGCTAGAGCTACTTGGGTCAGTGCTACCAATGCTCATCTTATCGGGTTTGTATTTGAACTCGCCCTCAACTGTTCTTTCATTTACTACTTTTGTAGTACCAGCTCCCCATGCTCTATAGAAATCACCAGTCCGCTCATATTCTTCTGGGCTATATGCCATATACACTATATCATGTATCGCGCCTATATTCTCATCATATATCTTGTCTATGACATAGTTTATAGCTTTAGCTATAGGGCTATGTAACATAGCTAAGACTTCTTTATCATTTCGTGCTTGGGATAGAGGCATTTTTCATCACCTCATCTACCTTATTACTAAATCTTGGTAATTCTCTTGCAATCTGCGTAATAGACTTCTGTAGAGATTCTTCATACTTGATGGCATCATACAACTGGAAGATATTTTCAATTCTATCATGCACTTCTTCAATGATGCCCGTCTTTAACCAATAATCATGATCATGCGCCTCAATTTCTTCTTTCTTGAGGTCAGTTGCAAAATATAGAATGCACATATCAATGCTCTGTTGCCGCTCTGCCCATGAATTTAGTTTCTTTAGCCCATCAACAATAGACTGAATTTGACTATACGTTAGATACTGATTGACCTTAATGCCATATTCTTTAATCTCTACTGGCTCTTTGCTCATAATATTTTCCTTCATTATTCCTTATTCTCCTTTACAATTACCTTATATTTTCCTTTATATTTCCTTAATTCTACATTATCTGGGATATAATTATATGGGTTTTCCACCTTAATAACCTCATCACCCACTTTGACGTATAGATAGCCATGCCGCTCAAACTGTACATTGCCAGTTGGCGCAGACTTGATTGGGCAATTCGCCATATATGCTAGGGGCTTCCAAATATGATGCTCAATACAACGCCTGACATGAGGACAGATAGGATTTCCCTCTTGCTTGTTGCAAGTTGGGATTTCGTCATAATTCACTACATTACAATATGGACAATCCACTATTTTCACCTACTTTGTTTGAATGTAATAAAATGGGGAAAGATACGAATATCTCTCCCCATTAAAATTAAACGCATTAGCCGGTTACAGTAACCTCAGCATAACCAACAACGGCTGGACTATTGCCGGGGTCAGCACCCTTTAGAGTTGCAGAAATATGAGCCGTGCCATCCTTAGCCGCAGTGACTACGCCAGCCGTACTAATAGTAACCACACCACCTCCATCTTCTTCAGCGAACGTAAAGTTAGCATTATCAACAATCTTAGGAGCCTTATTGCCATCAAATAGCACATAGCAAACTAGAGCCTGAGTGCCCCCATTTGCTAGAGCAATATCAGCATCCTCAAATGCGATGGCTCTGACTTCGTTCTGCCACTTTGCGCCAAAGATTTCTTCGGTCATAGTGCCATAGTAAGATTCAGCCTCGCAAGAATCAGTGTTATCAACTGCTAGAGCAGAGCCAGACAGAGAAACAGTAGCCGCAGAAGTTGCGGTAAGATTAAGGTCTTGTGCGCCGTCAAGCTGTAGTCTAGGAATATCAGTGATTAGACGACCAACTTTGGTTGCATTGTTCGTAGTGGAAATATCCGCATTGAACAGGTCGTTAAGAATGATGACATGAAGCTCATCTGGTACATAGTCAACTGGGATAATAATGCTATCAGCATTGGCATTCTGATAGAAATACATCACACAATACTTCTCGTCAGCCTTAGCGTTAGGAATAACCATTGTATATGCGCCAGCCGCTTCAGTAATAGTGCCAACGGTATAGTCCTTCTCGCTAGGAGTACGATACCAACCAATCATAGAACCAGCAACAGCGGTTGGAGCCTGTGGCAAAGTGACCTTACCAGCAGTCTGAACGGTTAGCTCATTTTGATAAACACCAAGACCGCCCTTCTGTAGATCAACACCAAGGTTAGCGGCAATATACTCTAGCTTGAAGCAAGAATCAGTAATCTGAACAGTTAGACCAGAGTCATGGTAATACTTACCGATTAGTGCATTGCCCTTACCTCCACGGATTTCCTCCGAAGAAATAGTAAAGCCAAAGGTTGACTCGGTTAGAGTCTTAGCGAAGCCGATGATAGTCTGACCCTTAAGGAGAATAGCATCACCAACGCCAGCTAGGAATTTTCTCATATAAGATTTCCTCCTTATTGATTTACAATGTTATTTATTTGTTTTATCATATCGGAGTTGGCTTGTTTAACTATGCCATCTCCACCCATAGATTTATTGTAAGACTCAACAGATGTAATATACCCATCGAGCCTGTCTTTCTTTTTCTTGTATATCCAATGCTCAAGCTCTTTAGCTTTTCCAGCATATAGCATAATAGGACGCAAAGTTGTAAACTCAACCTCTCCTGCGCATTCTTCAAATAATAACTGCAATGACCGCATTGTATACTGCATCAATGTTTGCTTATCAATGCCGCAATGAGCCGTAATGATAGCCATACGCCGTTCTAGGCTCGGTGTGCTGATACACTGACTTTTCAATCTATCTACTTCACCCATCATCTTTTTCAAATCTGGATCGATATAGGTATCATCATAGTGCGGCACGTTCTGATACAATATGATGCGCTTAATATCATCAAATTGCTTACCTGTAATTTCAAACGAATCATCAGGCGCAAGTATGCTAATTTTTTTCTTTTCATTCATCTTGATTTTCCAATCTGGCATACCAAGACACAATTTCAAAATATTACAGAATTTATCTAGCATCAATCCTGATTGGTCTGTAGGTAACATGACTTTAAGTAAAAAATCAAGATAGCTCATCTGTATTATCTCAACAGAATTAAGCGCGTTTTTATCTATTTGAAGAATATCACAACTTGACAAAAAGACCTCGCTGTCGTATACTGATATAGGCGTTATATCAATATGGGTCGTATCTGATAATTTATATGGTACCGGCTTATCAAAATAAAAATATCCTTTTTCAAGGACGGCAATATCAATCGCCACAATCTACCACCTTACCAGAATCACCAACATTGACCGCCATATATAGCTGAACACCTGTGAATGTCTTATTGTTACCAATAGTTGGTTTAGCCGCGCTATATCGGCTCATATCATTTAAGAACATGAGCTTACCTACGCCGCCTACTTCTGCGCCATTAAGCAAATATAGTATACAATGAATGAACAAATCGCCGCGATTAACAGGAATACCGTTATATTCAACTAGACTCATCTGACCACCATATAAACAATCAAACGCATAGACTACTGTGCTAGTATATAACTCAGAAGCATGGATGTAATATTGGTATATCTTAACAACCTGCTTGGATTCAGCCATAGCGTCCTCAATTAGATTGGTTAAGAATACACTATATATATCCTGCTTGCCCTGCGCCCATACTAGCTTCATCTTCTGTTGAAATGTAAGCGGTTCATGGCTCAACGCCTTATAGTCCTTATATGCCAGCATTTTCCAAAAGACATCGGCAACAGGGTCGGTCGATTTTGCTAAATATACCATAATATTATATGGTATTGTCGGTAAACGACTTAATGAATTATACATCTAACCGCCCTCCTTTAGCCCATTGGAAATGGCGCGTTTTCATCCATTGGATAATCAACAGAGCTATTATCCGCAAGTTGATTCGCAATATCATCGCCAGCATGAGCCTCATCAAGATATAGCTCAAGAGTAAGCAATGTCGGCTTATCAATACCATATGCGTTGATTGCATTCTGATAGGATAACAACTTGAATGGTCTGCCACCCAACATATAACGTGTGTTATATTTGAATAGCCTATATACATCCTCATTACCCTGAACCATAACAACGGCATGATTATTCGGCGTAATGATGGGCGTACTTACCTGTGCTGATGGTGATTGCATATCATAGTCAACAACACATGGTGAGCTAAAGATTACGTCATTGACCTCATCTTTAATGCGCATTACATTATTGCAACGGCGCACACCAACGCCACGGGGTAAACCATCAAATTTGCCAGAATCATGGACAATCCAAACATTGCTGTCAAATTTGTAGTATAAGCCCCTGACAACAAAATGGTCAATATCTCTAAATATTAGCTGTAGAAAATCTATAGTATCCTTTTGTCCGGTCGATGTAGTTGCAACAGTAGGCGCAACCCATGCTTGAACACAACTATATTCATTAGAGCCTATTCCATTTTGTTCTAGCAATTCGCCGCCATTCTCAGGCGTTTTAGCAGATGTGTTATCCCATTGCGCGCAAATGTATTCTTGCGTCAAATCGCGGTAATAATCATTGGGGTTTGGTTGATATTGAAACATTTCATATGCCATATCAATCACCCATCCTTTCAATCCTGTTCGTCATGCGCAATACACATGAACGAATAATAGGATGAGTAAGCTCAAGCCCCATTTTGCTTAATCCTGCTAATGTATCAGCGATTTCACCATCAACCGCTCTAAATCGTACAGATAGCCGCTCACAATATGCTATATAGTCGGCTTCTTCGATTGTCGGCTCAAGACTGGTTAAATCTTCAAACAACAACAGGACTTTATATAAAGCATGAATTTTATCTTGCTTATCTGTTCTACTCATATATCCACCCCTCTTTAATAATTATAGGAGGATAGATATAAGAGCTGGTATTTATCGTGAATGAGTCTATCTACATCTTCTTCTAGCTTATCAATGACGTTCTGTTTTTCTTTGAAATTCTGCGAGGATACGCCATCCATCTGGAAAGATGATGGAACTTTAAGTTTTTGTGCAATCTGTGTTGCTACGTCCGTCTCGCCGCGCCACCAGTATATAACCCAATATTCGGCAAGAATTTGAATCTCTAAATCTGTTAAATCTGCGTCAAATTGTCTAAGCTCTGAATCATATGTTAGGGGTTGCTCACATTCTATAAACTTTGCAGCTGAGCTAACGATCCACCCATCAATCTTATCGTGAAATAGCTCAATGTTTGCATCATATAGTTTGCGTAGTTTATAGTCATCAATTACACTTAATGCTCTTTGTCCAATAACATCAAATGATGTTGCCACAATTTATCACTCCTTGTCATCAAGGGGTTCAATATCAATTAGATTTTTACCACTAAGTTCACCAATCTTAACAAGCACGTTCGCATCGACCGGATGTCCATCAAGCACCATATTAGAAATAGTATCTACAATGATTTGCTTCTGCTGGTCAGTTGCGCCCTTATATACTTCACAGATATCAACTACATTCTGCTTGAGTAGCTCCTTGAGCTTTGTCGCACTAAGAATATGACGATAAATTTCATCTAGGTCGCACTTATGAACAAATTCTGGGTCATCAATATATACCATGCCGCTAGATACGGTTTCGGGCATATTATTTACAACAGAAAATGCTTCTGACTCTGGAATCATCTTATACTTATACTGTCCTTCAATTCTATGCATACGAGTTCCGCGCAAATTGATATTGCCAGGACACATATTGATGAACTTGATATTTCTAAGTGCCTTAGATTTATCCTCGACAGATGCCACATCTGTCTTAACCTGAGACTGTGCTTGCATAAGCACCTGCATCTGCGCCATCATTTCTTCCATGCGCTTCTGCTGTTCTGCAAGCTGTGCCTTTAATGCCTCTTTTTCGGCATCAACAACAGGTGCTTCAGTCTGCTTGGTTGTCTTGGTAGTCGTAGTGGATTTAGTGTTTGTAGTATTTGCCATTCCTTTTATTTTCCTTTCTTATTTCCGTTATAAATAGAGAAAGATGAGAGTTATTCGCTCTCATCCTCAATTACTTTATACCAATATCTTTTCTTATTTGAATATCGTAACCCCATATCTTTGAACTTTTGAGGCATCTTTCTTCTACCAGTCAACCAATGAGATACCGTATTGTTTGGAAGTCCTAAATATCTATCGCAACTTATCATCGACGGAAATTCAATATCTCCAACCATGACGCCTCTATCCTCTTTGATTGACTCGTCTAGTATATACTCACATCTAACGCCATAATATGATAAGCCCCTATTTTTATATTCTTCTGGCATAGAATTTTCGCCACGCAACCAAGCTCTAAGCTGTGTTAAATTTTCATTAGGATGCGATCTAACACATTCTGCCATAGACATATAAATAGTACCATCAAGTATAACTGCTTTATTTTTATAACAGTTATTCCGCATGTTCGCTATAACACTATCGTCATATGTCCTTCCAGTAAAAATCTTAGACAATTTCTCTTTATGCTCGTCAGACAAATGCTTACCTTTATTCCAAGGAACACGTCCAATCCTAGCCTCGCTTAGATGTTGTCGCCATTCTTCGGTAATTACTCTATTTTTAGCCTTATCGCTCATTTTGCGTCTGGATTCATCGGACAATTCTTGCCCATATTCTCCTCCACCAGTTAAGTTATATCCAAAATTAAGGTCGTTAGTATTATATTTAGCAATAAGCTCTTTCTCAATACAACTAGCTTCATCAAGATTTAAGCCCTGATATATAACATCATGTTCAAAATTATCCCAACCATACTTTTGTATAGCGTTCCAAAAATGTTCATTATTTCTATATCCAGAACCATTACCTTTCCATCTTCTAGTTGGTTCTTTAGATGTGATACCAACATACTTTTTGCCATTTATTGTATTAGTGTGCATATATACACTAAAAATATTATCTTTTGCATTAGTTTTCATTCAAATTATCCTCCGTCAAAGATATTTTGCTATAAATATTAGAGAGTAATCTAATTATAACGGTAATTAGAAAGGTGGCCAAACCCTGTCCTCTCTTATATATTATATCATGAGATTACGATTTTGTCAATAAGAAATTACTCGGTGATACTGTACAATCCAGCAAATGAAGACCCTACGAACTCAAAACCATAGTTCTTGCGCATGGTAAAGTTCTGCGTAAGATCAGCATTCTCATAGAACTGGTTGCTGTTGGTTAGAGTAGTGGACATAGCGCCAACAACTAGCTTAGAGCCAACAGGAGAAACAACATATAGCTTGTTGTCATCAAGGGCTAGACCATAGTTAGAGCCAGTAGGTATCTGGGGTAGCTCATAAAGGGCAAAGCCATAGAAGTCACGGAGAACATGGACAGAGCCGCCATTAGCATCATAATTGCCACGATAGCCCATAGTGCTATCGGGTAGGACGTTAGCTAGAGCAGAAGCAGTACCCATGATAATTGGCTTAATGCCATTGTTGTACGCCTGAACGCGCTGTGCTAGAGCAATAAGCTTCTTGGCGTCAAATGCAGCGTTCTCTAGGAACTTAGAAGGATAGGAAGCGCCAGCTAGACCAGCATTAAGAGCGGCAACAGCCATCTTCTGCATATCAATCTCAATGGAAAGAACGATAGCACGGACAAAATCAGCAATATCTTCCTTGCCAGCCATCACGCGATACATATCAACGTAAGTGGTGATAATGCGTTCCTGCATGGAAATAACAACATCGCCAGCATACTTCTTCTGACGGAAAGTAGTGCGCTCACCAGTGCCGCCAGCAGAGACAGTGTAAAGAGTACGAGGCATAACCTTGACCTTAACAATGTCGCCAATGCCAGCCATACGGAAATCAACGAATGGAGCAAGGGACTCAGTGACATATGCAGGAAGAACAGCATTGACTAGGGCGTTGATAACTGCGAAGTTAGCCCAACGAACCATAGGATTAGCTGCCCACGCATCAGCATTCTCAGCATTACGAGTGCAGTTGGAAAGACGCTCAACCTCTGCAAAATATGCAGCGTTGACAACATCATGCTTTTCAGCAAGAGGCTTAGTTGCATCATAAGCACCTAGCTTACGACCCTGTTCAGCCTCGGACTTGTGGAAATGATAGTCCATGAACTGCTCATAGAACTTAGTGTTACCATTGGAGAAAGCAACAATTTCTTTGCTTAGATTCATAATATATATCTCCTTTGCTTATTTATTAAATTTAATTAGTTAGCTGCGCACTTGAGAATCCAAGTAGGAACGGCTTCAATACCGATATCAACGGTATGGGTTGCCTCAATGGTAAAATAAGTACCGGCAGCTGGTTTGATGTCAGTAGCAACTAGTCTACCATTGGTATTAACAAATGCATATGTATTCTTACCATCAGCGGGTGCAGTAGTAAATGCAGAAGCAGGAACTTCAAGGAAAGTACGACCAGCAGTTAGACCCTTGATGGAGAATGCACTGCCCTTGGGGTTATAGAAATAACGAGGGTCGCTCATTTCCTGCTGTTCAACAGTAGTGCCAACAGCAGGCTTTTCAACGAGCCATAGATCAGTAGCGTTAGCAAGGGGTAGTGTGCAAGCAAATTCATAACCACCATCAGTCTTTAGACCAAGAGCGCCACGAGTAACAAACTGACCATTATCTAGGTCAACTTCAGCAATACCAGCACAGTTGATGGCATCATTCTGCCAATCGTCAAGAGTGCGGATAACAAAAGAGTGATTATTCATAATATATTTGTCTCCTTTTTAATCAATTTTAGTTTTAGTCCCATAGACCTTTATGCTCCTTCTTTTCAACGGGAGCGGCGAAAGTAAATACATCGGTTTTTTCTTTCTTTGGTGTTTTCTTTACAGCAGAGAAACAATATGCTTTAACCTTATTTGCCCAAGCATCAACGTCCACAAATTCGCAAGACATGCCTTCCTCGCGCATCTGCTTATAGCAATCATCAGACATATATTCCTTGCATTCAGCCATGATAGCTTCAACAGAAATAGCCTTTTCCTTGTCCTCTACATCTTTCTTAAATTGACGTAGCGTCTCAAGCTCAGAATTTTGACCCATGATGATATTGTCTCTATCTTGAATGTCTTTTTCGAGCTGTGCAATACGAGCTTTCATATCATCGGCAGACATTTCTTCATCATGCTCAGCATCTTCATCGTCATCGTGGTCATGCTCATCACATTCGTCACAGTTTGGTTCTTCAGCCTTAACCTCAGTCTCCGTCTCAGCCATTTCTTCTTTCTTTTCCTCAAGAGTGGATTCAGCCTCAACCTCAGTAGCGGCGAGTTCTTTAATCTCTTCCATTTTAGCCTCCTCCTTTCTTTCAGAATTGTCATCAAGGTCTAACTTCTTATAGATAGCCTTAATTTTATTTACAACCTCAGTCTCATCATTCTGCTTTGCATATGTCAGTGCAGCGCTCAGAGCGTTTCGGTTATAGATGAATGTGTCACCGTCAAGCATCATAACTGGGTACTTGAGGTGTTCAGATGGCGCATCTTTCCAACCATCTTCTACAAGTAGATATACAGATTTAACAAGCGTATCACGATTCTTGGCCTCCATGATTTTATCTCTCATAGCCGCCTTGTCGTAATCGCCCCAATCAGCCGTAGACATAGCTTCTTTGGACTTGTCAATCTTATATGTTTTCTTTTCAGCCATTGATTGTTTCCTTTCTTCGACAAATTGCTTTAGATTAGATAGAGAATCAGATTTAGCAAAATAAGCATCCGCATCCTCAATGGAGAATCGCACCATTTTAATATCTGCATCGGGGCAACTGCCGTTTATGGCTTTTCCAAGTACAGTTAGCCCAAAAATATCTAGGGCCACTACTTTTCCTTCGTCCTCATCTTTATCTGTTGTTACCGTCATTTCGACGGAGCTATTGCGAAGATTATCAAACTCAAAGATATTGTTTAATTCCTTACTATAATGCTTACTTACAACAGCATAAGCATATGCCTTGGTAACACCATCTTCCTCAACAAACTCAACCTCTTGTTCGCGCGGAAAATAGCCATATTGAATTTCTGAAGGCAAGTGCGTAGTCGCATCGCCATTCTGAATTTTCGCCACAAGCATATTGCCAAGAATGGATTGAGCATCACGCCGTAATACATCATCACTAATATCTAGCTTATGTGCATTTGGCTTAGTGCTTAAAAAACAACACTTAAACACAGTAAATTTATACTCTGGGTAATTATCACACCATTCAGGGTATTCAACAGCATCTTCAAGTTGAAATTTTACATCTTTCTGCAATTATCTTCCTCCTTTCTTCAAGGATGGTAATATATGGTTAATTGACATCTTGTGAATCAACACCAGTATAGTCAACAGACCACGTTTTCATTTCCTCAATAAGCCCCTTAGTATAATGATTCTTTTGCAACTTATTGACATAAATATCCTCAATCTGCAACATATGCATCTTTTCATAATATGGCAATGTCTTGTTTTCTATATATTTATAAAACATATTTTTGATTTCACCACGACACGCCTCAGTTGTATATACTACGGTTGCATCTAGCTTACTCTCAATTCTCTTAAGGGTCGCTTTAAGGGTATTTTGTTTTACTTTATCATCTTGTTCGCTCTGATATTTTTTTAGAGCATTCGCAATACATAGTTTAATAGGTTTGCAACATAAGGTAATGACCGCTGACAAAGAAAGGATTGCTCCTAAAATTGCGGCAATATTCTTGACTGTTTCCAATCATAGATTCCTCCTTTCTAGCGTATTATCCTTCTATTCCATTCTTATCAAGCCATCTTAGTAATTTTGCGTTTCGCTTATAATAGTGCGCATCATCATCTAGGTATTTAGCTGAAAACCCAGCTTTATCAAGTTCCCATGCTAAGGCGCTATCTGCAATGAAATAATCTTCTGGATTTCTTGGGATTCCAATGATAATCATTGATAATCCTCCAACCCAACAATTCCCCAACTGTCAATATGACGGTCATATTCATCATATTCTGTTGGCATTTGTTTGGCTTTATCATCCAATAGAATAATCTGCGCTACAACTTTATTCATATCCTGCATAAGCTCTTGTAGCATAGCATTTGCATTGAAATCTTTTTCTTCTTTGGCAATATAATACGTCTGCTTGATAACTTGATATAGGTCAAGCGTTTCTCTAAGCATAGTATCCATCATTTGCTCAAGATTATCATATTCGCGCTTATCGCCGCGCGTCTCAGGGTAATATGTGGTAATATTCCACTGATGCTTAAAGTCGCTTACAGTATCAGCCATAAGCGGCCAGAGATGCGCTAATTTGTGATGTATAATATTTGCAGCATTCGGCATAGCAAATTTTACTTCCATCCACGAAACGCAACGGTCGAATGTGCGATTCAACTGGAAATACTGCCCAACTAGAATATCTAGGGCTTCACTTGTTCTTTCTGATAACATCATAATATTTCACCTTATTCTAATGAATCTCGGCTTGCTTCGCCACTTTCGGTAAGTGATGTTTCTGACTGACGGGGCCTACCACCCTCGTTATCTGAGCCGCCCTTGGTTGTATTGGTATTTTTCAAGAGCTGTGTATATTTATCAATCCAACCGGTATATTTACTTTCAGCCATCATTGCTTCAAATACTTGTGGTTGATAGCCCGATACAGATGCCCATGTCTGCATAGGTAGAACAATGCCAGAATCAGCCATTTTTTTCACTTTATCAAATCGAGCTTCACGCTCAAATGGGTAGTTAGACCCGTCGAAGATAAATTTCCACTTGTATTTCTTTGTTAGCTGATTGACATAAAATTCTAGGAAATTGCTAAACTGTGGATATAGCGGCTTCATAGTCTGGTACATGTCATTAAGTCCAGCCTCAATCTCAGCGTTGGACTGTCTATCAGAGCTATAAATAACACGGCTCACACCAGAACCAACACCAGCAGATGTAGCAAGTTGAGTTGAATACATATCTGTATTCTTATCCTCAAACTGGTAGAACTTAATATTTTCAAGCGGCATTGCGGCAAGTTTTGACAATGAGCCAAGACCAGCCTTTGCCTTCTGCATAAATCCACCTAGCGTCTTTGGGTCAATAGCAAACTGATTCGCTTTAGTACCAGATTTAGCCGAATCAAATAGACGAATTTCACCAGCTAGAATAGCATAGGCTGACGCAATATCCTTGTTATACTGCAACTGAGCAATATCATCATTAGCAATGGCATTCTTCAGAAATGGAGCTAAAAATGGCGTATTATTAAATGTGCTAGGATTCCACTTAAATACCCATGCACCATCACTAGGTGATGTTTGCGTCCACATAGCATATGCTCCATTGCGTCTATTTAGTGGGTTTGTAGGGCGATAATTTTTGAACGCTTCTTCCTCAGAGCCAAATACGCGCTGATAATATTTCTTAAATGCTGGGTCAAACCCATTGATGTCTACACCAGCTTGCAGGAAATAGCTCATGTCAAAATCAAACAACATGCCCTTTTCCCAATATCCAGTAAGTAGACATCTATCTTGTGGCAAAATCTGTAGGGCGAATTTCATTCCTTTGTTGCCCCACTTCGTCTTTCTGAACCAAGTGAAATATGTTTCATGCGTCACAATCTGTGCTATAACTTTACCAAATTCGGCCTTATAATCAAATTTGTTCAAAAAATCATATACGCGCCGCTTATCCTCTTGGTATGCGCTTGATTCATAATCACTCTGAGTAAAAGCATTGATACAAACAGGCTGTAGATCAAATGATAGAGCGTTACAATATGCTTGTAGAGTTCTGGCAAATATCATGTCCCAGAATTTCATATATTCCATATAGCCCTGAATTTGCTCTGAATTTTCCTTATATTCAGCAAGAGCCTTGCGGATTTTATCAGAGCTTGGGGTTTCTGGATTGTTGTTCAAACTCTGCAATAGTTGATTACTCAACATTGGTGACCAAAAGCCAAACTGGTCATAAGCATATAACGCCTGTGCAAACTCTGTTACAGCTTGAGCCTGTTCAAATGTTACTAGCGGTTCTGCCAAATTTCGCCCTCCTTTCTTTGTTTTATTGTTTATATATTAGAGCAGTTAGATTATGGACTTCATTAACGTATGCCAAAGTTCATTGAGCTACTTATCCTCCCTATCCGCTCGTTTTATATTTTTGAGTGTTTTTATTTTCAGCTTTTGATTAAGCCTAAGTTGGAACTTGGATTCCACACAACCCTCATAGTACCTCCACGGCAACACACCAACATAGCCACCGCTTCATAGACAAGTCATATCACCAAACAAGCTGGATGGAATCTATATCAAACTCATCTTCTTGCAACTGTTGTTGCCATGCGTTCTCAATCAAATCAATAATATAGTTGCCATACATGATAGTTACAATCCTATCCTTTGTTCCTGTGCGCGGTTCTTCTAGTTTGATTTTATCCTGCTTAATAACCGTTTTCAGATTAACAGCCTCTATAACCATCATATCAGTTTGACCATACGGCTCAAGCTGATTAGCTAATTCTTCAGCAGTATATTGATAATATTCACCGCTATCTGTTAGCTCATTCTGATAATCCTGCATAGAAATAAGGAATTTCATATTGTTGGTTTCAAGCTGTTTGCGCAATGACAACCAACCGGTGCTGTTTAATTCCGGTGTCGCAATAACAGGTATTAAGCAAGACACTGCGTTTTTATCAACTGTTCTACTATGGTAATCATCAACTTTTGCTTGAGATACTACTTGGTATTTATCAGCAAGCCCAAATCCACGAGAATCCCATCTTGAGCCTAAATCTGGATGTAACAATGGTTCTGTCAAATGGTTGAATATAACTTCTCCACCACTTCTTCCATCGAATGCGGCATAATCAGCGTTATAGACCCACCATAAATATCTAAATCTATCAGACGCGCCTATTGTATCAGAAGCATCATGCCCCTCTATATAGTCAACGTGTCGTTCAAATCTATTCTTTTTGCTATTCCAATGCGCCGACATTAACGTTATAATAGTATTATCGTTCTTTGTGCAACCAGTAGTGTTCGCAAAAGCAATATCCATGACTACTAGCCGTATCTCGTCCTCTTTCTTTTCTGGGAAATCAGGTTGTTCACCAGCAAAGAATTGTAATGCAGTAGGTGGACGGAAACAGCGCTCAATGATTTGATTTTCCTTGAATGACTTTAAATTAAAGAACGCATCATCGCCCTCTGAAATCATCTCGTTCAAATCTTCCATTCTAAAGTCCATTTCGCCACCAGCCCTGCCATTCCAATAATCAGCCCATGTCTTAAAGCCATTATCAATAGCCATAAATATATCACCAGCAAAAATATTACATCTTACTTTATTATCTGTAAATATACGAGTAAATGTCTTTTTGAACAATAGCCAGAACCACTCAAACTTATATCTGGCAGATGTGATATAGATATGCTGGCATTCCTCTTTCCAACGAGGATTATTACCATATACAGGATTACTCAAATATTTGGCTTGTCTTGGGTGTGCCATCTTCTCAAAGACGGAATCGACCATACCTTTTTTGAGCAAACGAGCTTCTTCGTATGTAAGAATTGTTGCTTTCGGGCCACGGGAGCTATCTTGACATGGTAATACACGCAAAGTCGAGCCGTTAAGTTTGTTCTCTATTCTATAGCCGTCCTCTGGCTTAGTAATAACCAAATATTCATGTTCGTACATATATAAGAGATAAGGAGATAATTTTTTAATCAACTCATCTCTTATTTTATCTTCAACCATCTTATTTGCCTGTGCAACAGTTGATGATGTAATAATAGCCTCTGTGTAAGGATAAAGATTCATCTTTACAATGTTGCCTAAACCTACAATAAAGGTTTTGGATAAGCCACGAGAACATATTGCAAAAAATACATCTGATATTCCCATCAGATATATCATCATCATCTGAAAGGGGCGCAACTTGATGCCAAGAACTAAATCAACATATATATGCCAATTTCGGCGTAACTAGAATAAAGTCAGCCACTCTATAACATTTTCCTCTTTCTGAGCATCTTTCATTGCGTTTTCTTTTGCTTTTGCCGTAATTAGGTGGTTTCCAAGGAACTTGCGTCTCAAGCCCCCCATCTGACTTTTCATTCTATATCACCACCCATCATCGCTTTTTGATCTGAGGGTAAATCTGGATATTCGCGCGTCCCCCCAACCAGATTTCTACAACATCTCAAAATATCTTTCCAGGTCGGCTCAAACCCACTAAAATCCTTATACTTATTCAAATCCTCACATTCACACGGTTTTGTATTCTCAATATTCCATCCCATGCGTTCTATAAATTTTTCAGTATCGCTCTGCTTGTTTTCCTTAAATTGGTCTAGTTTTAGTACCTTCATCAATTTCAGAATTTCATCACCAGCGTCTTTATCTGTAGGGTCTTTGAATTTGCGTAGATTTGCTTGACACAGATTTCTATATGTCATCTCTTTAGCCGTGTCCATATCAAGGATTTCTTCAGTGTATCGTTCAAAAATATCATCAAGCCACTGGTATTCCCATTCTTCATAATCAACGCCCCACTGACGATTCCATCTTGCTTTTAGCGCCACCTCATCAGTTTCGCCCTTAGCTACATCTCCCAAATCCTTGAAATTAGACAACTCCATATCACTATCCCACACTCCTGTTAATTTATCAGGCGATGTAGACAAATATGTGTGATACAACATAAATAGGCTAGGCTTTTTGCCTTTAGCCGCTTTTTCCAGTGTATCAAGACAAGCAGTATATTCAGCGCGTCTCATAGGAATACCAGTCTGCATACAGGTTGACCATAATGCCGCGCCTTGGTCTTTAGTAGATTCAAGAGCTTGTTTATATAGCTCAGTCACACATGATTTACATGGTTTAATATATTCGCCCGTTTTGATTGGGCTTTTATAGAATTGGCTATCTTGCTTTTCTTTGCCACAATATAGGCAAAACATATTCTCATTCCTTTCCGTTCCGTTTATTTTTCTATAAATATGACGAAGCGGCCAAGATTGCTCTCAGCCGCTTCGTATTTGTTAATATTAAATTGTCAAAGTTCATACTGTGATACCGTATTCCTACGGGCTTACGGCGTTTCGCCTTTAGTTAAACAACAGTTCCCATTGAGTTGGGCTTATTGTAGATATGAGCCGATTGGCTCTGTCACCTCCTTCTTAATTATGCTTCGGATAAACCAGTGGATAATTCAAGATAGTAGTGACCTCCTTTCGGATATTCATAGCCGCCAATGAGTAGTAGCGACAGGTAGTTACAGTATATACCTAGATACAAACATTTCGTTAAAGCTCCATTTATAAAGCGCCATCGGGCATCTAGCGCCACTCACTGTTATGTTTTATATGGTGCAATGGGTCTTAGATGCCATCACATCTCGCCTTTGCATCGTTCTAATGGAAATGCGGTTTTCATTTGTTGTCATATGGTATACCGCAAACCTTCGATTAACGTCCACATATTACTCAAAGACAACCGAGCCATATGCTTCATACGCTCGTATAACACACCTGTTGCTATACGCCTATCGTCAAGGATAGGATCTTGCAAGAACCGCTATACACGGCTCTGGAAACTCCTTGTACGCATGGTACATGAGATATATTCAACTCTACTAAGTGGGTTAATCGCCCCACAAGCATGATTAACACAGCCATAGCTATCACCTAACAGAGAATGAATCAATTCAAAATATATTTCTTAGTCCACGTCTTTTGCCCATCTTCAAACAGCATAAGCAATGCACCAGCTCTTGACAACTTGCGGCATTTCTTACTATAATCGTCAATACCAACAATAGAGGAACATTTAATAACCTCTTTCTCTGTATTCAATCCAATACCAACTGACTGTTGTTCAAGATGATGAAAATGCCCAAGAAGCAAAATGTCAATGTCAATCTGATGATAATCCTCAAAGAACGCAATCTCTCTAGTTACGTCCTTTGTATCATCACCATGATATGCTAGAATATTCACGCCTTGAATTGTCTTAAACCCACACTCTGCATATGGCGCAACCTCGATGTTTGGATTATCCTTGAGGCGCAACCGAACAATCTGCGTGATGATCTTGGCGATATTGTCTTCTGGCAGGTCACCCTTCTTCATGTTTAGTGAGCGGATAGCCGAATGATTACCGCCAACTGCAATATACTCAATCGGTACTTGTAAACGTTCACTCAGCTCAACTAGCCATTGACTGATATACTCAGCATATTCCATGGAACAATCTACAATTCCAGCCTTGAGCTTCATAAGGTCTGACATATGTAATATCCCCTGAATGGAATCTCCGAGGTCGAACACAACCAAACGGCTGAACGACGATACTGAATATGCGTCATCTTCAATACTATTCATCAGCTTTTCCATTCTCGCCTTGAATACATCTGGATTATACACATTGACCTTCTCACCAAATAATGAATCCATATCAATCATTGTACCATAATGCTCATCGCCAATACACAACACGCCGACTTGTTCTTTGATTGGATCTGGCTCAAATTTGCGGCTAAACTTGATTGGCTCAAGCCGATTGATAGCTGCAACGATTTCTTCGTTGAGCATATCATGTCGCGCCACTTCGCGCTTATTTGCCGCATACTCAAGATTTTCTGTGCGCAGTTTAAGACGTTCTTTCTCTAATTCCTGTTTAGCCTCTTTAAGCTGTGATAGAATCTCAGCGTCCTTTTCATCCGATTCATAATCATCTGCGCCATTTAGCATATTGCGGACAAATACAGCGCAACGACGTAAATATTCCTCTGACCAAACGCCCCTATAATCTTCACCAAGACAACGCGCCGTCCATTCTTGCAAGTCAATCAACTTGCTATCCAATAGCTCAGTTGCTTGTCGTATCTTCTGTAGATTCATTCAATTTCTGTTCCTTTTCCTTCTTTTTCCGTTCATAATCTTCTTTTTTCTTGTTGATTACATTGATAAAATCATCATAGCTCTGTTGCTTTGCTTGCTCAATGCGGTCATCTTGCATTTGCTTCAATGTTCGTTTTGCCGTTCGTTCCATTTCAGCCTGAGTTATCAGTTTGAGATCATTTGGTGTCAACTTACGCTCACGAACACGCTTGCGATATCTTTTTGTAACCCCTCGTCCATTGACGTTATTGATGAAATCATCATTGCTTTTATATGTAATTTTGAACCACGCCGGGATTGTTCTCTCTACGAGCTCGCCATTATCATCTTTTGCCATTCCAGTCCAAGACGGCACTTCTTTTAACTCAAATGTTCCAACTCCGGGCATTTGACATCTTCCATCAAAATGCAACATATGGACAATAGTATCGACACATGCTTGCCAATATTTTTTTACTGTCTCTGGTTTAGATTCAAGCAAACTAGCCGCATATTCATAAAATTGCTGATTCAACTTATTATGTTCAGCCATCTTCTTCTTCCTTCATAAACTTGGGATTATCAGGATAATTCTCCAATACCCAAGCATCATATTCCTCTTTGGTTGCGCCTTTCCCATACAACGTACCAGCTTTTACATAACTCGCCATATGTTTCTCAGCCTTAAATTCTAATCGATAATAGCCCTGTCTGTCTGGATAGTACATACGCCGCTTTTGAAAGCCATTCCAATATTCACCAGCTGGACGAGGGGGATAATCGCGGAATGTAATAACACCAATATCTGGCAATGAATATTCCACGCCATGCTGTAGTGTCTCGCGGATGATATCGTGATAGTTTCTTAACACTAACTCAATAATCTTAGAATCAACGCCTGTACGCCGTCGTAGCTCTTTACTCATGTCGGCTTTGCCTAGCCGAGGATATTTGTTTTTATGCAATTATATCGTTCCTTTCCCTATTAGTCTACCACAATATATTGTGGCTAGTTCATTTTATCCATATATTTTCTACTGTTTTAACATATCCCCCGTGCGGACAGGTGGGGCTTCACGTGATTCAGTACGCCGCTGATTATCTGCCTTCTTGTAACATTCCTCTGAGCAGTAATGTTGACATACATCTCGCGGCTTAAACCGCTTGCCACAAATGGGGCAGATTGGATTAAGTTGCGCCGTATTGATTCTCAAATTCTCTACAATCGTCCAACCAAAACAAGCCCACAACATTTTCTTATTGCTTGATTTTTTGACAGTATATAGATAAGCCACCAAGCTATTTACCACAACATCTAGCGGCTCGTTGCTATATTCCACTATATCTTGTGCAATGCGGCGATATTTATATAAATCGTCTTCATTGATATGCGGGTCATCGCCATAGTCAAATCGGCGCTGATTCCATATCCACCAATTATACCTCTCTATGATTGGGGAATTTTCTCTAGTTGTATAATCAACTGATTTATTTATCAACATCGTCCAGTCGAATTTCCCAATCTTGTTATTATAGCGAATTCGGGAAGTAGGGATTTTAGCCGATATACGATTCATCGTGGAATTGTTTGGAGGCTCTACTTGTGTATCTGGGTCTTTGTCTTTAGCATAGATGAAAAAGTTGGGTAATTTTGATTTAGTATATTTTTTAATAATATCAGCAATTTCTTTTGGAGGTTCACTTTTCCACAACGTTTTCGCAAAATCAATAATTTGATTGTTCTTCATTGTGAGCCAAGCAATAACTCTAATTTGCTCCTCAGTCATTTTACCGCCATTGGCGTTTTTTACCTTCGATATAGAGTTACTTATCGGGCCAATCGACCCACCTGTATATGCGGTGCTTACGCCTTCATACAATCTATCCGCATCAATAATACCCCCACGAGCCTTTTTTAAGTCATATGACAACGGCACAATTCCTTGCATATTACGCTTCGCTACGGTTGTTAGTGTTCTATCTTTTACAACCAAACTAATATCCCCATCAAAATCTTGCTGCAATATACGGCTAATCATATCGTGACAACTGAAGTAAACGCATTTTGTTCCACCTAACCATTGATCGGTTAGTTCATTCCGCTTGTTGATTCTAACTGCGTGTTCTTGATACAAATGTGGACTTCTCAGACAATCAAGCTCGTCACCATCTTTGAATTGATTGGTGTAAACCTCTCCGTTCTCAAGTATGCCGATTGGGAATTGCTCACCTTTGAACAACCACTCACAAAATGCCACAGGGTCAGGAGAAATAAACAGATATTTACCGTTAATTCTCAATCTGCCGCCTCTTGCTTGCTTTACCAAGCTTTTTTTTGTTTGTTTCAACAACTCCCGGTTATACGCATCTTTGAATAATTCTGGATATATTGTCAACGCTTCTTGCATGGCTGATTTTGTTTGATTGTATTCAGTCGCGCCTAATAGTCTCATAGTAGTTTGATAGTCTCTCCCGACGCTATCAATTTCATCTGCTGTCTTGGCAATAAGCCGCTCAATCTCATTGTCTGTCATATCACTTAAAGATTGAAGCATCTGATAATTGATTCGCGCTTTTGGTATATAATCTTCCTCAACTTTGCAACAACCAAAGTAACAACCATAACTTTTGAAATTAGACTTGTAACACAACCAAGATGGATAAAACTTATACAGCTTGAACATTGACTTCGTTAGGATATACTGAATATCATCCTCAAGAATCTTCCATTCTTTACCATATATATCAGTTACAGCCCAATCGTCAGCGGTGAAATATTCTTTGAGCCATCCTCTAAAGTCGAAATAAGATACCAATCCTTTTATCCACGGCGCTCGAACAATTTGTGTCTTAAATCCGGGCTTACAACACATACCCCAGCCATCTGTCTCAGCTATAATCGTCTCAGACGTTTTTCGCGTAATGCTGTAATCTGTACAATCAATAAAATCTGATTCAGCTATAACCGGCATTTCAAAATCATCAACTACAATACAGCGATCTATATCAAAGTTCTCAATTCTGTCGGTTGCAGACGCCATAAGACTCTTATAACTCAATAGCTTGTTTTCATTCATGCCGCCCAGCGCATTGATTGAATCAATGGTCAGTCCGCACATAAGAGTTTGCTCAACAGCTAAATAATCTTTTTCGCAAACGGCCATAAATCGCTTTGTGCGTATCATGCCCGCTCCACATGAATAGAAAATGTAATGTTCACCATTGTAATTAAACCCGTTGTGAATAATGCTGTTTAGCACTTCAAAAAAGAACACATTGACAATGATGATTTTGTCACTTCGCTCAAATGTCTTAATGCCAAGACTACGAGTCAATTCAGAGCAGAACAGGTTGATAATTGTCTTGTCTGTTACCGCATCTGGATTGAGTTCTCTTGTAATATTATCCTCAAGCGATTTTCTCAGCAACTCAACAAGTTCATCTTTATGCTTCTTGATAACACGGTTAATTGATGAAACGCGCCATTTTCGATTTTGACCATCCTTCTCGCGCATTCTCAAGGCATATAGCTTGACAAGTCGATTATGTATTGCTTGTTCCTTCGGCGTATAAAAAGCATCTGTTGCTACAGAAGGTATATAACAGAACTCTGTCAATGGCACTTAATCAATCACCTCTAATTCATTCTCTGAACTACCATATATCCAAAGCGCCCAATCACGCTCAGTTGGCTCATATTCATCATCCCATACTTCTGGCTCTATATCTTCTGATACATACCAGTTATAGCTCATTTCGCTCCACAATTTCTTACCACCTCCTTGAGCTTAATGCTATTATATCATATAATTGATTATTTGTCAATACTAAAATTTCTACTTGACAAAAATTGATTGATGTGATATAATCTCTTATAAATTATAAATATATTATACCATATATTACAGTATTTGTCAATAGTTAATTTATTCATAATTTATTAACATATAATTCATAATACTGTAATATTTATATGATATAATATCTAGTATATATAATTACAATTTAACTATTATCTACTCATAAATTCGTAGATAATAGTTAAATTGATGTGAAAAATCAATTTATCAAAAATTATATTTGACAAGTGCAAAATGATGTGATATAATCATTGTATGAGGTGAGATAAATGAAAATGAATTGTATGTATTGCACAAAAGGATACCATTTGCCACTGCAAAGCGAATATAGCGGCATAGAAGCTGGATTTATCAACGACAATGGATTGCTTCGTATTCGAGCATTTGACGAAAATGATGACTTACAAACTCAAGATATTGTCAGTTTGAATTATTGCCCAATGTGCGGAAGGAAATTACGTAATGCCAAGAACAAAGAAAATTAACGCAGTAGTGCAATATGGCGATACTGGCTGGATTATCAATGATTGCGGCAATGGACAATTCGAGCTATATAATATCAACACAAAGCAGATTTTAGCAAAGAGCAATAATCCACTAGATTTTGATAAGCATATAGACAAGATTTTTGGCAAGGAGGCGGCTAGACGTGTTCGAGATTTTCAAGCTAAACAAGAAGAAGAAAGCGCTTGAAGAGCAGATTTCTCAACTCAAAGCAGATATTTCTAGTATGCAAACAGAGATTGATAACTATGACGAACATCGGCAAATTGCGGCACATCAATATGAAAACACCATGCGATCTGCAAAAGCGGCTCAGTCTATCCTTGATGCGTTAAATGGTAAAATTCATGCCATTGAAGAAATGCAGGATTATAATATCCCGTATTATCAAGATTCGTTAGATGAGCTTGAGCATAAGCGCTATGAGCTACAAAGCAAAATTGAATCAGCTGTGAATACTGGATTGTATCGCATTGAGCAAGTATATACGCTCAATGACTCTACTAGGCGCGGCAAAGAAATGCAGGACGTGTATGGGCGCGGATTGATTTACAGTTGCAACGCATATATTGACAGCAAAGAAAAATCTGTGACAACCGGCAATATTGCTAAAAGCAAAGAATTGATTAAAAATAAATTTAATTCTTATCAGTCTAAAGCAAATAAAGTCGGATTGGCGCTTAATGCTGAATATGTGAAGGCACGGCTTGATATGCTTGATATTAGCTTAGCTATCAAGGTCAAGCAGAAAGAAGAAAAGACGCGAATCCGTGAAGAAAAGCGCAGATTGAGAGAACAAGAACAGTTACTTGCTGAGGCTGAGCGTGAAAAAGCAGAACTTCAGAAAGAGCGCAGAATGTATGAACAATCTTTCCGAAAGACACTCAATGCTGAAGAACGTGCTAAATTTGAAGCAACGCTTAAAGCAATCGATAAGCGTATTGCAGATATTGATTACCGTGTTAATAATGCAAAGGCTGGATATCTGTACATTGCTGCAACGCCAGCCATGCCAAATTGCTGCAAGCTGGGCGTAACACGTCGCCTTCAGCCCTTGCGTAGAATTTCCGAATTGTCATCGGCATCAGTCCCATTTCCATTCGTTTGCTATGGGCTTGTATTTGATGATGACGTGTTTGACCTTGAGACGCGCATCCATGATTATTTTGACGATAAGCGAGTTAATAAGGAAAATAAACATAAAGAATTTTTCTATGTGAGTCCCAAAGAAGCTATTGATGTACTGCGTAATGAATTTCATGTAGATGTTCATTTTGTAGATGAAGATTGTGATGAAAATAAGGAGGATTGCGCTGATGAAGGTTAAATTCAAAGGAAAATATGATAACGATATTTATACTGTTTATAATGTGCGGGATAATAAGGCTGGTTATCCACATTTCTTAATCTATGTAGCTAAAGAATGGCGATATATCAGCGCAAAGAATTTTACACCAGTTAAGGAGGATGAATAAAATGATTATCTATACTTGCCCTAAATGTGGTGGTGACATTTACCATAATTATATTTCGCCTATTGATATATGGGCTTGCCTAGATTGTGACTGGAAGTATGAAGTGCCAGATAAACTTGAATATCGCCCATTCGAGCAAATTAAAATTAAATCAGATGAAGATTGGACACTATATGAAGCGCTTGATAATGTAATGGTAAATGGATAAGGAGGATGAATAAATATGACAAGAAAAGAAAAAGTTAATGTACTCGAATGGTATTGTGATTATTGTGGCAATACTTGTGATACGTGTGAATTAAAAAATATGTACGATAAAGAAACGGATGGATTTACAGACAGCTATTCTTGTGCATTTGATGGAATGGACGATAAAATGCTTGATAAAATCTATAATTGGTATAAAGAGCTTGACCCAGCAGCTTGTGAAAATGCAGAAACTAAACGTTATGACAAAGAGCCAGATGCCATTAAGTTGCATATTGAACCAAAGGTGGCGCAACATTATGCAATCTGCCAGAAGCTCAATCAAGTATATAAAGCAAAGAACCATGATTATGGAGATTCGTTTGGTGATACATACAAAAAGCTTGGCATCATCAGTGCTGTGACTCGGCTTAGTGATAAGATAAATCGACTCATGTCGCTTGCTGTATCGCATGATGCTCAGGTCAAAGACGAAAAGATTGAGGATACATTGCTTGATATGGCTAATTATGCTATTATGACGTTGATTGAATTAGGATATGAGGTGGACAAATAATGGCTGTTTATATCAAACTTGAGGATGCAGTTGAAGCGTTTAAGAAAGCCGAAGCAGATGATATTGAGAGGTATGGATGCTGGATTATTGATTGTTTCCCAGCAGAAAGAGCTATTGATATTATCTGTAAATGTCATAAATATTTAATGAAAGGTGAAGTATAGAATGACTAATAGTGAATGGTTGCTTAACCAATCTAAAGAAGAAATTATTATAAATATGTCAAAGCCATGTCCTCATCATCATTGTCCCGACATTCTCAAATCATGTATGGAATGTTGGATTGATTGGCTTAATGAGGAACATAAAGAACCAAATGAACCAGAGAACTAAGCGCGGCATTGAATCAGCTTGTAGAGCCAGCAAAGAATCTGAATTCCCCAGATATCATCTTGGCGCAGCTCTATACTATAAGGGTGTACTGCTTGCTACAGGATGCAATAGCACAAAAACAAGCCCATTGCAGAAGCGGCTTAATGCAGAGCGCGAATTTGACCCTAACCAGAGCGGCGTAGTAAATTCGCTTCATGCTGAAATCAGGGCATTGAGCAAAGTAAAATATCTGGATATTGATTTTAGTAAATCGACACTATATGTATATCGTGAGTATGCAAATGGAAATAAAGCAATGGCGCGTCCATGTCCCGCTTGTATGAAATATATAAAAGAATTGGGGATTAAGCATATTTGCTATAGTACAGCTGATGGAATTGCTGAAGAAAGGATTGATTAAATGGGAACTGATATTAACATGATTGCCGAGGTGCGGCGTAATGGTGTATGGGAGCTATCAACTGCTAAAGTTTTTAAGAATCCACGGTATGACCCAGCTTCAGATAAGAAATGGGCTATGGAAGAATATATGAGCAAACCTGATGATAGCAGAAATTATGGCCTGTTTGCTATTCTTGCAGGAGTTAGAAATGGTGAGGGGTTTGCTGGTTGTAGAATCGGTGAACGGTTCAAGCCGATTGCTAAACTAAAGGGCTATCCTGATGATATGTCTAAAAACGACGTGTTGCTTGGCGATGAATATAGCTACGGTTCTTGGCTCACACTAAAAGAGTTGCACGAATATGATTGGGAACAGCTGCATAGAAAATATGGCTATGTTGATGAAGTTACATATCGTGATTATATCATGAAGGGCGAACAACCAAATTGTTATAGTGGTTATGCTAACGGATGCAATATTGTCAAATTGACCGAGCCAGAAATGGTTGATTTAATCAATGGAGAATATCCAAGAGACAAATCAAAGCGATATTATACTGCTTGTTATTTTGCGCCAATCACATATAGAGAATGCGCATCTTGGTTCTATGATGAAACGATGGAAGGGTTGAGGCGACTTATTCCAGAAGGTGGTACAGAAGATGATGTGCGCATTGTATTTGAATTTGATTGCTGAAAGGATTGATTAAATGAGATATATCACTCAAGATTATATAGAAATCAAGCCAATCGAATGTGCTGGATGTGATTATTATCAAATTGGCACAGATGCGTGGAATATCGTGGTTGGACTTGGTGGATTGGTTAATATGGTAAATCAAGCCAATAAAATTATTGAAGATTACATGAATAAACTTGAGGCGGAGGATTAAAAAGAATGGCAACAAAACGAGTATGTGACCGCTGCGGGGCGGAGATAAGCCCCACAAGCTCTGCGACGTATGTAAACGTACGAAGCGCGTTCCATGAGGAATCACCTGATATTGAGCTTTGCTGTTCGTGCGCGATGCAAATCAGAGAATGGCTTAAGCCACGTGTAGAGGAGAGCAAGAAGAATGACTAAACTAAAGCCGTGCCCGTTCTGTGGTGGTAAAGTTAGTATTATTCTGTGTGATGACGAAGGGAATCTGCATGATGAATCATATAGAGAACATCCCTATAGTGGACTTGGCTTTATGCTTCATCACGGTCATGAGGAAAATCCGGGATGTCCGATTGCAAGCTATGAGTGTGATGGCGGGATTTTAGGTGGTGTATATATTTACGACACAGAAGAACAAGCTGCTGAAGCATGGAACAAGAGAGATGAAAATTATGATGAAGGTGCATTTTGGTAATATGGTAAGTTGATATGCATCAATTATTGAAGCATGGAATAGGAGGGCTGATAATGATTTGGCATTATCCAACGCTTAAAGATGATGGGTGGCATCCATCTAAAGATGAAGCGTGGCCTGTTGGTGGAGCATATCATATTTTACCAATGAAAGAAACCCCAAATAGCTTGTATGCATATAACGATGATGATTTTATTGTCGCTTATTACAACAATCTATTAGAATGTTGGGAAACAGAGAGTTGTATGGATTATATTCAGTGGGAAGATGTGAAACGCTGGTGTGTGCTCACAGACAGAGAAGGTAATCCAGTAAAAGATATGGAGGGTTGATAATGCGGCTAATTGATGCTGATTGGGTACTTGAGCATACCAAACCGTATGAATTATCAGACGAAGATTGGAGCGTAACTGGCGGTACGGCAATTCGGCTTATTCATAATGCTATTGACCAAGCACCAACTATTGATGCAGTTCCAGTAGTGCGGTGTAAGGATTGTGAACATTTCAGAACGAATGATGAAAATGTACCATATTGTCTTAATCCATTTGGATTAGACGACCCTGAACCAAATGGATTCTGCAATTATGGGAGGGAGAAAGATGTGGAATAAATTTAAGCATTGGCTGATTAGAAAATTGGGTGGTTATGTTGCGCCATGTATTAAATGCAATGAATATAAAAAGACGCTGTTGCAAGTAGATAGACACGCTGAAAAGCTGGTTGGTCTGGTAGACATAAATGCGCATCCTTGGTTTGACAATGCGCCAGAAGAAAAACGAATTGAGATTGGTAAGATTTATGTTATTGAACAAATGAGAAAATTGCTAATTGACAATGACTATATTAAGTATGAATATGGAGATGATGGAATTTTGTGCGGAACATTGATGGTGGTGAAACAGCCATGAAAATTATAATGAATGCAAACGAAGTATCAGTATGCGATGGATGCTCAAATTGGCGCATCTGCAAATTTAGTGAAGATGTGAAACGAGCTGAAACAGAATATAGGCAACTAAGAGAAAGTGCGAATTGGCCTGAATGTGTAGAAACGACGCTAGGATGTAAATATAAGCAGTATGTGACAAATTGGAGTAGTGCTGAACTTTGCACTGGTCAAAAATACGAGTATGATGGATTAACATATGTGCCCACAGGTGATCCGCCATTTATTTATAATGAAGGCTTAGATTGTAATACAACTGAATAAAATGAAATCTGCCCCAAGACCCTATATATGTAGGGAATAAATTGGGGCAGATTTTTTATTGTTTTTCACTAGCAACTAAATCCTTGAGCTTGTCGCTCTGCTTATTGCTCATATTGATGTCAACAAATTCGCGCCGCTGTTTGCCTGTAATACAACTAAGCTGGCTAGTTTGAATAATCTTGGTACACGCCTCTTTATTGATTTTCTCAAAGCTGGGATAATGCTCATAGACATCTAATAGCCGATTAGCTATCCATTCCTTTGTTGCTGGCTTAATGATATAGACTTCTTTGATTTTAACATATTCGCCACTAAATGCCTCTTGAGTTAATTGAGCAAGCCGCGCCTCAAATGCCTTATATTGATCTGCTGACACGTATGGTTTATAGACCCTATTATCTATGACCTTGCCCCAATTTGGCGGCATTATCTCATTGACGGCTTTTGAATAGATGGATAGGCAGGTTTGATGATCCGGGCTATCTTCTGGTACATCGTATGTTTCGAGCCATGTTTCTTTTGTTTCAAGGTTGCTCCGTTGCTTATAGAGCCGATAGCCTCTATTCAGATCAATGACATATCGGTTCTTCATTGTCAGCAATTTGCGCCTAGTCCATTGAGCAAGAATATTATATACCACGCCATTAACCAAACTCATATAGCCATAATGCTCTGAATTTTCTACGGCTTGACTATATGTATAGCTGAAATTATCATTGACCTCTTGGAACATTCTGAGCAAATTGCTGGTTGACGCATATATGGTGGCGCAGTTGGTCTTTAGAAATATTTGATAAAGGGCGGCTTCAAATGCGGCTTGATATGAATCTTTATCTAGTTCATTGATAAGGGCATCAGCTTCAGGATAGACCTCTTGGACAATATAGCGAGTTGGATGTTCTAGAGTATCTAGCTGACAGTAGTTACGGATTTTATCTAGCTGAGAAATCTTAGTGTTGCCAGATTTGATTGGGATGTCTAATGCGCGGCATAATTCTGGATATTTCAATTCGCGCCCCTCTATTTTGATAAGAGCATCAATTAACTTATTGTCTTCGTTTGATGGTAGATATTTTGGTTTGCTTGTCATATTTTCTTCCTTTCTATTTTTGTACATTGATGTAAAATTTTTGTACATTGCGTGACACTATAATAATACTAACGTATTATATTAGTATCATCGATTGTACAACTTTTTTATCATCATCTAATTATACCATATTCTAATCATCTATTTGTTAACAAATTGTAAATTATTACGATAGTGTATGGGGGAAATTTTTGATATTGATAAGAAAAAATAAAAATCCACCTCAATCCATTACATGCTCTGTGATTTATTATTACTTGTGATAATATGTATCTGATTACAGGCTATGTGATTTGTTAAAATCTATGTGATATTACAGGGTCTATGATTTGTTGTGCTAAATGCCATTTTCATCCATTTCTACCATTTTCATCCATAACCATGCCCCGTCCTGGAAAATACTGCTAATAGTAAAAACACCTGAAAATAGCACTTTGTGGACGTATCGCCTTATTTTACCTGTATTTGTTGGATTTCCAACAAGTTTACATTTGTGGACTAAAATCGATTGATCGGAAATTGATAAATCAATAGTCTAAAATCGATATGTAGCATATTGCGCATTACATGTATTGCATTTTTTGGTAAACACTATTTACTCACTCAGTAAATCTCATTTACTACCATTTACCCAATTATCCATATTATGCTAACCAATATAATGCATGATACCATTTAATACACTACACAAGATATCATATTCAATACTATTATATCAATATTCAAATACTGTTACCACTATGCAACGCATTGTAACTATATTGTAACTATTATAATCAGTATAATATATAGATATAATCTATAGATAAAAACATACAATAATCAATATCAATATAAACATACTGATTTGATAATAAGAATCATTCCTAACAATATACATATGAATAATCATGCAATATATACATATCATAACTATACCATAATACATACAATTTTAGTATATTCTAACTTTCTGAGTGTATATCATAGCTATTTACTATTAAAGCAATGAATAATCAAACTGTATAGAATATGTATAATAGAATAAAATGATCAGGCATATAAAAAATACGTCTCGACCTAAAAACGGCGCTACGGGGCTTCTGGCGCCTCTCAGCGGTATTGCAGACTTTTGCTGTTGTCCAGCTATTACATACTATAATATATATAATATCTATTTCGTCAATATGTATAAAATCAGCTATACTTTTTTGTGCAATATTTTTATAATAGAGTTATTGACTTTTCCGGCGTTCTGATATATTATATAACCATGCAAGGGAGGTGAACAACTTGCAAACGCCATATAAAGGATTTCTGATTCAGGAATCCGAAAGCGTCTATTATATCCGAGACGCAAGCGGCGAGATCGTAGCAAAGACCGAAACCGAAAAGGCCGCGCGTGAATGGATAGACGAACACAAGTAAACAGGTAAGGCAATGCGGAAGAAGAAAAAACCTCCGCATTTGCTTTATTATTTTATCCTTTATTTATATTATACAAAATGACCTATAATTATTTATACATATTGTCAATAAAATAAACGTTGACTTTTGCCGCCGTTGGTGTATAATGCAGGTGATGAAAAAATAAAGGGCACGAAACGAAGGAGCAAAAAAAATGGCATATGCAAGATATCCGCAATTGCGCAACTATAAAAAGCGCTGCGAAATTGAGACAAAAATTGAAGCGCTCAAAAATCAGCGAAGCGCCTATGAAGAAGATAATGATACAAAATGGGATGCAGCTTTTAATCGCGGCGCCTCTGATGCAGAGTTGGACGATATCGAGGCCGCATATAACCAGTATGTCGATAGGATCAATGTAGAGATTGAGACGTTGCGCCGCATGCAAGTATTTTTGGAATATCCGCAAACAAAAAATATTTGGCTAGTTAAAGTTGTTAGCGGTTTTGGCGTTGGTGTGCATCATATTACTGCGCGGCAATATGATTGTATGGTGCAATATTGTGAAGAAGATACTAACGATCATTGTAATAATGTAGCATGTTGCAGAGTGGGTAACTATTTTTTGCAACTCGGCAATACTGCCTGTGGAAAATATGCTAAAATTGAAGCATTATAAATCCCTTGAAGGGTCTTTGCAAATTAAGACGAAACGCCTCCGGGCGTCGGGATAAAATACAAACAAAACAGGAGGAACAAAAAATGAAGTATGATTATCTGGAAGCAGTTACCAACGATGCGAAGAATGCAATTCTTAAAAACTATCATGACTGGCATTTTACAAATCGTGACGAACTGGAAGAAGTTGCTAACGATGAACTATGGATAAACGATAGCGTGACCGGAAACGGAAGCGGAAGCTACACTTGCAACGCATGGCAGGCAGAAGAAAATCTTTGCCATAATATGGACGAACTGGAAGAAGCTTGTAATGAGTTCGGGCAGGATATCGGCGAAGCAGTAAAGCAAGGCGTAGAATATTGTGACGTAACAATTAGATGCTATCTGCTATCTCAGGCAATCAGCGCCGCCATTGACGAACTGGAAAATGTTTACAATTTTTTACAATAATGGTATTCCATATGGTAAAACATGGGACGAAGTGGAAGCCGATATTATAGTATATTATATCGGCGGGTTTTACGTTAAAAGCGGAGCATATTAAGCATTTTCGCGCGGTTTTCTAGGTCGTTTTCCGTAAAAAAGCGGCATTCCATGAACATTTTTAGAATTTGGAGGATTTTAACAATGAAATTTTATCAAGTAAAGCGTGAAGCGGATAATAAAAAGCTTGACAAAAACTGGAATATTTTTGTTGGCGGTGAACTGTTTACAGAAAAAGAAATAGAAAAATATGGTAGACGTTGGGCGAACAGAAACAGAGTAAATCGTGGCGCTGAAATTGAATACACGCCAGCACTGAAAAAGAAATTTTTGGGAAATTTTATTGAACGAGAAATTCCTAAAAATAAAACATACTGGTTTTTTGGTGCGCGTTTTCCGTTCGAAGAATACAAAATGGAGGCGTAAATTATGAAAAGACGCAATCGCCGCTTAAATCCTATTTATTGGATTTTCCAGTATTTGGGCGGTCTAGTGACAATTTCCAGCTTGTTTTGGATTCCATATCTTGTCAATATGATTTTAGGGGGCTGAATTATGCATACTGCAAAATACTGGGATTCAAAATTGTACCAAATCCAAAAACTAGCAGATTCTATCAACTACCATATTGGCAGCATCAAGAAGCAAGCCTGCGCCCGTCGAAATTCTGCCACTTTTTTACAATGTTGTTGAGCGGGTGCAAAGTGTAAAAAATTGTAAATAATAGGGAGGATTTTACCATGGAAAGAAATAGAAAAATCCGTTGCTATGTCAATAATGAATATTGCTTTACTACAACAAAATTTCCAAATCAGAAGGCATTGAAAAATTATATAAGAAGCGTAAAACATATTGAAATTGCGTCAATTCCTATGAAATATGTAACGATTTACGACTATGATAAATTAACTTTTGAATACGTCTAACTAGGGGGAGATTTTACCATGACGAAAAAACAGATTAAACAGCTGGAAACGGTTGGAAGAAAACTGGAAAAATGCGGCGGAGATTGCCGCCATTGTGACAAGTGCCATATTTATACACGTTGGACGGAACGCGCCGGATATATGGCAGTCGGTTGTGACCTGCTCCCGTCTGAATTATATGATTATATTGCAAGTGTGCCGTCTCAGTTGCACGCTGCCGCCGTGGAGCTTGTCAAACTTGAATTATCTTAAAACGCCATAGCAAGCCCTACACGCCGCAAACATAAAAGACAAGTAAACATAGCCGGACGCGCTAAAAAGCCCGTATAGGGGCGCTGAGAGGCTGAGAAATGGAAGGAGTAAAATATTATGATGAAAACTACACAAAAAGCAATCCGCGAAACGTGCGTAACGGATATCACAAATTATAGCTTTGATCAAGCTAACGACTTGATGAATACACACACGCTGCGAACCGTTGCGATGTCCTATGGCGTATACGGCATGAACGGCGCGTTATTTGAAGATGAAAACGGAGAACTATATAAAATCACGACGCGGAACAGCACCTTGTTTCAAATGTACTAAAACAGAATCACGTTCTACAAGCCCGCTAGCGGTCTGTTGACGGGCTTTCTTTGCTTCCCTATGTTCCTATAGCTCCGGCATGGTTCGCGCCGTATATGTCCGCTAGAGCCGCCATAATGGCATTGTACAATATGCCCAAAATTGACGGCTATTTTTTTGTGCATTTTTTTCGTTGACATATGGCACACGATCTGCTATAATCAAAGTGACCTATGCGAGAGACATACGAGGAAAGGGAGGTCGACCATGAGTTAGAGACATCTAACTGAATTGCCAGCGGCTTCCAATTACCATATTTTACCAGCTACACTTTAGCCAAATAAAGCAATAAATCGATGAAAAAAATCCTCGCGTATATGTGACCTTACAATTTTTTACATTTTTTCCAGCAATATACGGTATATATAATGGCTCGGCGCGAAAAAATCGAGTCGAATTTTCTTATGTGCGCGTGTGCGGATTAGGTCAAGCGAATTTTCCCCAGTAATATGTGCCTATATATAATCGCGGCGGTGTGTCGTGGCTCAAGACAGGCGTGACGGCTCGAATTACCCATGGGTATATCTTGCATAGGGTGAATGCGAACGTGGCTCAAATCGGCACAGACGGCGCGACATGGTTATGATGGAATCTGCGCTCACAGCTTGTTTATTTTATATCGGAGCAATAAGCAAATGTTTGTCATGTTTATGCCGAACTCAGAACAACTGACAACCGCACATTATTTTATGATAGAAAAATGTGTGAGTGTGCAAAAATCTCCTACAGAAAATGTGATGCTGTGAGTGAATATTCATATGAAAAAATGTGAATGATGGTGACTTTGATGCTAATATAAATCATGATATGTGCATGAAAGTAATGTTTCTACGTATAGACGCAAAGTTGCGTATTGTCTATAAATACATCTATCTATATCATGCGTATTGTTATCTGCATCATTTATGTGCATGATGATGTAGATGTATCTGCATATGAATATGTATATAGATATTTATATATGCACGAGCTGAAAAATGAAGATTGATTTTCGAGATTGTAAATATGCGTGGAAATCGAAATTCTAAAATCGGAATTGATATTTACAATTCCAAAATGAAAATCAAAAATCGTACTTGACAAATAGAATCAAATGTGGTATATACATATATAGAGGTGTGAATTGAAAATCGAAAAAGGAGAATCGACGATGAAAAATGAAATTCGATATATGATTGCAGGAATTGGATTGGCCTTGGTTGGATTTGCTGCATGTGGCGGATTCGTCTATACACAGATTCAAGAATACAATTCAATGATGGAACAACGAGCCGTAGAATCTGAGCCGGTTGTCAAATGGATTAAATGTGAGCCGATTGAGACAACCAAAATTGAATATCAGAAAGATGATAATGTAGTCATTATGGAGACTATAGTGACAGAGCCGCAGATTGAAGAACAGGAATCAGAATCTGCTATTGTATATGAACCGCCATTTCATCTTACTGAATATGAGACATGGTTTGTTGAATGTGTGGTAGCTGGTGAGGCCGGTGGTGAGCCGTATGAAGGCAAGTTGGCTGTTGCTCAGTGCTATTTTAGTGCAATGCTCAAGGACGGTTTATCTGCCACAGAAGTAAAATTGGTATATGGATATAGTGGCTGGAATGAAAATTTGGATAAGCAAGATAGAAAAGCATATAATGAAGTTAAAAATGCTGTGATGGACGTGTTCTATGGCGGTAAATTTGTAACCGATAAGCCGATTCTATATTTTTATAATCCTGCATATGGCTATAGTGATTGGCATGAAGCTCAAAAATATTGGGGAAGTATCTCTAATCATAAATTTTTCTATCTGACTGAAGATGAAAATGCAGAATGGACAAAGATTCTATTGACAAAAGTAAATGAATATGGTATAATCGAACCGTGAAATCGAAAAGGAGGATTAAGATATGGTTAAATTAAAAGAACCGTATATGGTTTATGACGACGAAAAGGATGTTGTGCATATCTATGATGGAAAGGCAGAAGTAGTACGTATTGAGCATCCTCTAATCAATTTAGATTATCTCGCACAATCGCTTGGATGTGTTATTGAAAATAATGTTAGTATAACAAGCAATAGAGAAATTGTAAAAATTGCACCATCTGGTATTTGTGAAACATCAAAGCCCGTCGCAGAGGTTGACGGGAATCATATTGTGTGGTATAGATTTTCTGGTGAAGATTATAAAATCGCAGATGTGTTTATGGATAAGAATGGGGAATTTACTATGTTTGATGCTGGAGATACAGAAAGCAAAATGGTAGAGGTTGTATATTTTACAAGTAGAAAATCTGAATGTTATTTGCGTGATTGCTTGATTTATGAGGATACAGATGATGAAGGATATTGAAATCGTATATCTTGTATACGCACATCATTCAAATTACATATTTTTCAGAAGCGAATTAAATGAAGCAATGGAATTTGCTAAAGAAGAAAATGGATGTTTGGCAAGAATTGTAAGATTTGAAAATGGCGAAAAATCTATTTGTTGGTATGACTTTAAGTGTTTGTGTTGGAGTAATTGATGTATAAGTAGTTCTATTGTTGATTCTATGATGTTTGTGTGTAAAGATAATGAGTCGATTTGTCATATGATTAACAAAGTTAGTGCAATATATGGTGAATGGAAGAAATGGAAAAACAAAGATGTATGGCATATGGTTACCAAAAACAATGAATGGATATGGTTTGTAACTCCGAAAGTATTGTATCCAACAGATCAATTTAGAGGTTGGAGAGTAAAATTGTGTTTCATTCAGGACGAATGTTATACAAAAGAAATCAATGATATTTGTATTGTTCATATGCGTAACGTAATGGAAGGCGGCTTAACAGGTTGGATTGAGTCACAGATTTTTACACTTTATAAAAGTTGATGACTGAAATTTCAAAACTGATTGAAGAAGGAAAAAATATAGATGAAGAATAGCATGATTAGATTTTTGAAGCGCACATTGTGGATTTTTCTTGTAATAATTTTAGCCACTCTTGCATTTGTGACACTAGCTTTTGGCGTGACTCTACTCGAAAATGGTAATTAGCTTGGATTGATTATGTTACCAATTATTGCAATCATCATATCTTGTATAATCTCTATTGCTTATTGGGCATCCTAGCTGAACGTCGTAAATCTAAAAGAAAGAAACGATAATCATGTATGTACTCTATAACAATAAATACTATCTCATGCAGAATGCAATTAAGCAATTCGTCCCAACACCCGAATTAAATGAATCGTTTCAATTCAACGATAAAACCAAAGCTGAAAATGCGCTTTCTAATCTGCCAAAGCAAATGCGCAATCTAGGCTATTTTGTGCAACAGATTGATGCACCATCTAAACCCGTCGATTTCGACCGGAATACAAATTTGGATTTGGTAGATTATGATTCGGCATTGGCGCAAATTGGCTCATTCTGTGACCTGCATGACCAACTTGTAGTAAGGGCAGCATGGGTTGAATATAAGCTGCAAGAGGTAGAGAATAAAATTCAAGACGTGCTTCATGCTATTGAGTTCAATTCTTATAATGCTAGAGATGGATATAAAATATATAAGCTGCTACATGATTTACGACTTGAACGACGCAAATATAAAGACGAGCAAATTATAGCTGATGTGATGAAAAGCGGCTTTGCTGGTTCAAATTGGAAATTGGCTAGAACTAGAGTAGACGATCTGAAAGATAGACAATATCATGTTAGAGAAATGGAGGAGCTGTTTGAATGAATATTGCAGATATTCTAGGTGCAATTCTAATCATTGGAGGGGCATTGCTTTGTCTATTACCATTTTTACCTTTGAAATAATATGGAGGAATTGTTCAAATGATTGAAACAAGAATTTATAAATGTGAATATTGCGGTGCAGAATTTGATGATGAGTATGAGGCAAATTGCCATGAATGGATATGTAGATATAATGATACTAGAAAGCGAGATGGCAGTAGTCTAAGATTCTATAAAGATGATGGTACAGAAATCAAGTTCGACGATGCCGCATTTGTATGGGCTGATTTTGATAATAACACAGCATTTATTGTTGGCAATGATAGTGATGTAAAATTTGTCATTGATTTCTTTGAATGGCATGGCTATGAGAATCCGTTCCGTGCTATTGAAGATGGCGAGAATCCAAACTATTATGGACTCTGGTGGTTCAACCCAGAACTGCATTATGGTGAATGGGTGCGTGTAGACGATCAGATTAAAAAATGGACGGATATTAAAAATAAATTTGAAAAGATGCTTGACAAATCAAATTCTATATGATATAATCCAATTATCAAATGAATGGAGATGATAATATATGGGATTAGATATTAGAATCAGTCGTGCCAAGCCAATCTATTGCCCGCATTGCGGTGAATTGGTTACATATCGAGCTGTTGATACAGTTGATGGTGACGGCTCAAGTTGGTATGAATTTCTTGAATCTATTGGTTACTATAAGCCATATGTAAAAGGACAACCTTATTCACCGTCTATGTATGGTAAAGATTTGGTGTTGAGCAATGAGCAGGTCGGTAAATTGTTCAAATTTGTAAATCACCCTGATTTTGAGGGTATATGGCAAATGGATAGTGTATCGCGTCTGATAGAATCGGCTCGTATCGATGGCGATAAAATTGTAATCAATGCAGATTGGTGATGATAGAGATATGCTTAACACCTATTTCAAAATCGGTGATTTCATTTGTCATGTTGACTGCTATGACCGAGAAACTGGATTATGGGGATATAGCTGTTATGAAGTACCAGTTCTTAATGGCTGGACTTGTGAAAAATTTATTGAAATGAATAAAATTTGTTCTTGACATAATAAATAAGAATAGGAGCAAATATGGAAAAAGGTATTGAAAAATTAAAAAGCTCGATTATTACATATTTAGAGCAGACATTGAAAGAAATTGGATTATGCGTTGGATGTAAAGCAATTTATGACGGTACTGCCAACATCATTGGTTGTGAAGTGAGAATTATTGGAAAACCAGATAGAAAGATTCACATAGATAAAAGTAAAAATTTTTTCATTGAAAGTTAAAAAAATAGCTTGACAAATGACTAATTGTGTGATATAATATAATTACCAAATGAAAGGATGGTATATATTATGGATAAGAAATTGGTCAAGTTTATAGAAAGTACATATGAGATGGCATTATTATGCAACAACAAAGTTGACGTAAGGTGCTATATGCATCAAAGTCTTGGAGCTTGTTGTTACGAATATGAGCGGTCTGGGGATCTGGATGCAATCAATATTTGGCGCGATGAATGGAGAGAAAAATTTGAAAAATTAGCTTGACAAATAGTATCTCTTATAGTATAATACAGATGTGGTTGAGAGATTAGGTAATCTCAATTACAATTCTTCATTGTGAACCTCCTAGAATATAGTCCTGAGCATGACGATAAAAGGCTCAAATAATATGGCGGTGTCGGTTAATGGTAAGCCAGCTGGCCTATACCCAGTTTAGTCCTAGATTGGGGCAAAATCAGAGTTCGACCCTCTGCGCCGCTACCATGAACAATATAGAAGGTAGCATTGGAGTCATGACCAATGAGATAACAATGCCTTATCATTGAGCTTCTATATTGAATATATTTTATAAGGAGAATATGTATAATGGCGAGACAGAATCTAATTGGAAATAAATATGGAAGATTAACAGTAATCGCAGACGCGCCTCCAACTAAAGATAGGCGCGGACATAAAATAAGAATGGTTGAATGTGTATGCGATTGTGGGAATCATATAATTTGTCAGTTAAACGCTGTAAAATTCGGACATACTGTTTCATGCGGTTGCTACTCAAAGGAATTAAAATCACAAAAGTTTTCAAAAGAAAATAGATATGAATTTCATGATAATTATGTGATTGGCTATTGTTTTAATAGCGATGCAACATTTCTTATTGATTTAGAAGATTACGAGAAAGTTAAGCAATATTGTTGGTTGGAACATAAATACACTGGATATATAGTAACAAGTATTTATGACGAAAGGAAAAGCGGTAAACAGCTTAAATTGCATAGAGTTATTATGGACGCAAAAGAAGGTCAAATTGTAGATCATATCAGTGGAGATAAAACTGATAATAGAAAGTCCAATCTTAGATTTTGCAATAATTATCAAAATGGGATGAATAGAACAAATAAAACAAGAGCAAAGAGTGGGCACAAAGGCGTTTATTATGTTAAGAAAGATAATAGTTGGAGAGCTAGTATAAGTGTAAACGGGAAAAGGATTCATCTTGGGCAAAATCGAGATATAGAATATGTGATTAAACTGAGAGAAGAGGCTGAAGAAAAATATTATGGCGAATACAGAAGAAAATAAAAAATCACCTCTATGGTGTATCAGACAACATTGCTTGGAATGTTGCTGCGGCTCAGCTTATGAAGTAAAGAATTGTACTATCCATGATTGTAATCTGTATCCATTTCGTCTAGGCAACAACCCGTTTCGTACCCGTTCAATGACCGATGAACAGAAGCAAGCAGCGGCAGAACGGCTTAAATCGGCTCGTCTGGCAAAGAAATCATTGACTAATAATGAAGAAAATTCAGATTAGTTGATTATGTAGGGTAAGTTTGTAGGGCTAGATGTTTAGGAGAATTTATTGATTATTAGTGTATGATTATTAACGATTGGATTTGTTTACTTGCCGATACAGCTGTCCTCATATTCTCATTTGTATGCGGTGCAGCTTGGGCAATCAATTTATTGAAAAAATAATAAAAATAATGCTTGACAAATAAAATCAAGTATGGTATAATTGAGAATGCAAAGATGATGGTGCTGTATGAACGGATGTTCCATGCTACAGTGATTGCATATGAGTAGGCTACAGCTAAGTGGAGTTTGATGAACAGCCATCATGATATAGGGAACGTGCGTGAGACAAATGAGATAAGCATGAATGGCGTAATTGCTGAGTAATGCTAAGTAGGGCGCACTAGTCAATCTGTTCGGCATAATGAAAGGGATTGGGATTGACAAATATAAAATGACACATCGGAAAGACGATGATAATATCCGACCGGATTTGAAGATAACCGTCAAATCTATATCACGCCCGCACTGGGGTCTGCGCAGAGTTTGAGAAGCGGCAGATACAGACTAGAGAATTGGGGTCGCGCCCAATCGTGCCACGTTAGCATCCATGCAAAAACATAACGGCAAAGGTGATATAAGGATATTATGTAAACATCATTCACGAGCCGATGCTAGAAATAGCTATGAGGTAGGAAGTTGGCTTGAGATAAATATGGAAGCGTAAGTTAATTGGGAAACTCACAGTGTTTATTCGTCTGAATGCAAGTTCAATTCTTGCCGCTTTCAATAGATTATAGGATTGCACGCAGCTATGCTCAGCATTGTAACTGTCCCAGATGCAAACCTAAGAAAATCTTAAAATCCTTAGATTTGTAAGGTTGAGATAATGAATTGGTCACATGAATCTCAATCTAGTTTATGGGTTGTAATGCTAGTTGCTGAATAGCTGATGGTTGACCACCTGATGTTATGAGGCAACGTCTTAAATCCTTATTGAGTGCGCATTATATGAGGTGTTTGCCGGTTGACAGAAAATCGGACAAAGAGCGATATTCGGCACAGGCTCATAGCGCGGTGATAGCCTATTCCGCGCATTGCTGAAAACGTCATTAAGTCCAAGGATAAATGACGGGTCGAGTCGACGCAAAGAATTAGTTCAGCGATGTAGCGGCTGTAAAGCCACTAAACAATATAGGGCTTGGGTAAGATGACCCTGTAAGTAGTTGATAGTGGAACAATAACCCTATATATCAAGTCAATATGCGCATGAACATTGCGACTTGTTTTAATAAAATTTTATTAGAAATTGAAAGGAAATTAAAAGGAATTTATGACCAAGAAGGAACTAATCAAGTTTGTAGCAGATAGCACAGAAAATACGGTCAAGGACACAACTGAGATTGTAGACACATTCATTGATTATGTGCGTCATAGTCTAGTTCAGCATGAAGATGTTGTGATTCATGGCTTTGGCAAGTTCACAACCAAGTTGCGTGATGCTCGTACAGCTCGTAATCCACAGACCGGCGAAACCATTGAAGTTCCTGCCAAGTATGCTTTGGTGTTCAAGCCAACGAGCACACTCAAGGCAGAAATCAATGAGTAAATAATCCTCCTGTTAAAATCCCTATGGTCGAAAGATTGTAGGGATTTTTCTAAAATAGGGCTTGACAAATCGCTGCTATGGTGCTATACTTAAATCATCAAATGAAGGAGCTGAACATTATGAATGAACTGTTTGTTATGAGTCTCAAAGCAAAGCACCGTAGTGAAGGTACTATTCGTGAATATACCAAGGCGATTGAGAATTGCTTGGAGCATATCAATAAGTCCGAAGCTGAAATCAAGCCGATTGACCTTGAACTGTGGCAGTCTAGCATGAGCAATCTTAGTTCTGCATCTGTTGCTCAGAGAACATCTGCGGTTCGTGAATATTTCAAATTCCTTTATCGCAACGAGTTCATTAACCGTAATCCAGCTGAGATGCTTGAAGCGCCGCAGATTAAGAATCGTGAGCAATCGGCTCTTAACGGCGAGCAGGTTAGAGCAATGGTCAATGCTGCAACCAATGAGCGCAACAAGGCGATTATCATGATGCTTGCTCAGACTGGCTTGCGTATTCATGAGCTTACTAATATCACGCTTGAGCAATATGAATCTCGTAGCAATAATATACTGGTTATTCGTGGTAAGGGTGATAAGGATAGATTGGTTGGCTTGGCTGATGAGACGATCAAGCTGATTGACAGTTATATTACCAATGAGCGCAAGGATGGCTGTGAATATCTGTTTGTAGGCAACAGAGGCAATAAAATGGATGGCAAGAATACTAGCGCCATGCTCAAAGTATGTGCTAGAAAAGCTGGTATTGAGAATTGGGAAGAATTGCATATCAACAATCATACAATGCGCCGCACATTTGCTACTATGATGTCTGAGGCTGATGTGCCGATTGAGGTTATTAGTAAGGCAATGGGACATAGCGGAATCCAAATCACATCCAGATATGTTAAGCGCACTGAACAGCGTGCCGTTAATGCAATGAGCGTTGTTAATTTTTAATTGAGGAGGATAAAACAATGATGTGGGACGATGTATTTAATAGTCTATATGAAGAAATTATGAAAGAGAGGAAAAAGAAAGATATGAAGCTAGAATACAAATTCTATGAAAAGAATCTAGCGCCTAAGTGGCTAGAGGGCGATTATGACCTGCATATTGAGGGCAATCGCATGACAATGACGAGTAAGGACGGTAAGAAGGTAGAGACTCGTTGTCATCCAGACGATGATTGGCGGCTACAGGTTGGTATTGATGAACTGAAGGAAAGAATGGCTGAAGCAAAGAAGCCAAGAGAAATTAAGGTTGGGGATAAGGTTAAATTCGTATTTACTGATTTTTATAACCCAAATAAGCTGTGTGATTTTTTTGATACTGCTGAGGTTGCCACTTATGACATTATGAGAACTATGTCTACTGCTTTTTCTGGTGAAACTCCCAGTAAGGTATGGAGATATGAAGTGCTCTATGTTGGTGACCATCTTGACAGCTCTATCAATAAGAATGTAAGAGTTGCTCTTGTAAGACATGAAACGACCGATACTGAGTTTGTTGTGCGGCTTGAAAAGTTGGAGCTATTAGCATGACCGATATGCACGATGAGGTTGTAGAGGCTGTTATAGAGCATTACAAGGGTGCTGATGAGGACATTGCAGCTGATTGCTTAGTATACCTATCTAGCTTAAAAGTTCTGCCATTAGCCTACACAGCCGATACAGCACTAGAATCAATGGGCAGATGCCCTATTTGTGGTTGTAAGCTAGAGCGGTATACACATAGAGAGTTGCATACTGAGCTGGATGAGCCATGCTATGAGACATTAACAGAGGTCTATTGTCCAAATTGTGATATTCCATATAAGGAGGGAACATATGTCGGATAATGAACTGCATGATGTACTGAAAGCCGAACTTGAGCCTAAATTTCAGAGCTATTTTAATCAGGGCTTAATGACAGGATGGGATGCTTGTATCTATGAGATTGATAAGCTGACAAGCGGCTTAACATCTGCTAAAGCAATTAGAGAGGTCATCAAACGTAAGGCAGCTGAAGCCAACTCAAGAGGTAAAAAGAATGGATGATGTGTGGCGGCTAGTGGCATGTGTGTTGCTATGGCTTGGCTTAATGCTATATGAAATCAAGAAAGGCGATGTATGAAAGAAAAGAATAATCTATTACCATTATGGATTGCTGGCGGCTCGATATTATTTGTGTCAGCCGCTATGCCATTGATTGATTCTGTGGCCACACGGATTTCATCTGCTATCAATGCGCATATCAATCGTATGCAGATTGATTTAGAGCTTGACCAGAGAGAGGCACAAGCCGCTGCTGAGACAATTAAGCCAAGTCCACAGATGACGCAAGCAATTGGTTTTGATGTAAACCCAGAGCCTGAATATGAGGATGATGATTATGAGTAAACGCCCCTCCCATATCTGGGAAATTCCTTGCAACCGTTGTGATTATCAATCTGATTGTGACAAATATGTAAAAATCGATCTGCGCATGACCGCACAGAGAGATAAGATGTGGAATGACGCTGATTTGAATTGTATGGATTGTGTGCTCAGAAATGTGCTAAAGATGAGGAAGGATGGTGAGTCAGCTTAATGGAATGGATTGAAAAAATTGTATGGCATGAGGTTGTGACTAGACCGCCCACTGAGGAAGAACTTGAAGAATGGGCAGAATGGGGATTGGTAGAGTACGAATATCCTGCCTATATTTTTAATTGCGAATTACCCGATGAAGGTAAACATATTCTAGTTCTTACAACAGGTGGGTTTGTGTACGCAGATACTTGCATGGTTGATGATATATGCAATGGCGATAATATGTATTATCTCGATAATCATGGTGATTGGGATGACGTGGTAGCATGGGCATATTTGCCAACTGGTAAAAAGGACGAGGAGGATATTAAGTGACCTCAAAAGGAACGTCTAGGTCATATATCCATTTTTTATCGAACGCCGCCGTTGATGTGACCGGCTCTTGTCATCATGTGCGATTCAAAAAATATAGCATCCTCCTAGATTGTGGCATGATACAGGGCATGGGGGATATTGTATCTGATTATAAGGCTAATTTTGCTCAACTAAAAAAGATTAAAGCAAGAGAAGTAGATTTTATTATATTAAATCATAGCCATCTCGACCATATTGGGCTTGTCCCTGCACTATATGCTAAAGGATGTAGTGCTCATCTCTATGTGCCATCTGGTTCTACTGATTTTCTTAAACTGCTATGGGAAGATAGCCTCAAAATCATGCGTGCTGATTGTCTAAAAATCCAAAATAAGCATGGACAGAAAGCCGCGCCATTCTATGATGAACAAGCCATTGAACGTGCGTTGAATAGAATTATTGAGGTTGATTATAATACACCAATCCAGCTTGCGCTTGATATTAAGTTGACATATTATCCTGCTGGTCATATTATCAATTCAGCGCAATGTGTACTTGAACTAAAGGATGGATATGTGACTAAGCGTATTGGATTTACTAGTGATATTGGCGGCACATCTGAAAGACCGTATAAGGCGTGTAGAAAGACATTGTCATTCGTTGATGTTCTTATCTCTGAATGCACATATTGTCAACAGGGGCGACCCAATAGTCCCAAGGATAGAGACAAAGATATTGAGAAAATCAAGACGGTCATTTCTGAATCCAATAAAATCTTAATTCCATGTTTTTCTCTTGACCGTACGCAATCTATGTTGCGTTTATTACATGATGAGGGTATTGATAAGCAGATTAAAATTTATCTCGACTCGCCTCTTGCATCTAAATTCTGTGCAATCTGGCCGTGGGAAGAAAACGAGCTTGAGAATGTGCGAATTGTTGAATCTCAAGAAGAATCAGTTAATCTACAAATGCGAAATGAGCATTGTTTAATCATCAGCGCATCGGGATTCCTTGTAGGCGGCAGGATTATGAGCCATCTTAAAACGGCCCTGCCTGATATTCGCAATCATATCTTATTTTGTGGTTTCGCTGGTGAGAATGGGCTTGCGTCTCAAATCAAATCAAATATGCCCGAAGTCAATATTGATGGAGCGAATGTGGTAAACAAAGCTAATATCACAGAACTGCGCTCATTTAGTAGCCATGCTAGTTATGAAGAATTGATTGATTACTTGACAAATCAATGCCGTTTCAATAAGCTATGTCTAGTACATGGTAACTATGAGAACAAAGTAGAATTTGCCAATACTCTACAAGATGAGCTAATCAAACAAGGTAAATCAAGTAGAGTTGTATGTACTCAGCAGGATCAGAGGATATTCATATGAATGATGAAGAAATTAGAACCATCAAATCGCTACAAGATGGTGGCACATATATTGTTAGATTCAAAGACGGTATAAGGAGTAAAGATGCCAAAGCGTGGATGAAGGTTTTGCGTCTTACTCTACTCGGACGAAATATTATATTGCTTCCTGAGTTCCCGCATTTATTTGAAATTGTTGGTGAATCAATAGAAAAAATTAAATAACCCTCTTGACAACCGCTCCAATCTATGATATAATCCAAGTATCAAATGAAAGGGGCGGTTGTTATTATGACCACTGAAAAACTGTATGATGTTATCAAAGCATGGCGCGACTCTGTAACTGCTGAGGGTATGATTGCCACTGGCACAGAGATGAATAATGTGCTGAAGCAACTTGAAGCCGATATGATCATTGAGCAGTCAAAGAAATCTAGTACAAAATCGATTGTGACTGCGGCGAATAGAATTATCAAGAACGCTGAATTGTGCAATAAGCCTATGTTTGAAGGTATGTTTACAAATCAGACAAGAGACGGCTCGACGCTGTATTGTGTATGTGATGGCTTTGTAGCTATTAGATTCAATGAAAAGCCGCTCCTGCCTGCGATTGATGAAAAATGGCATGGACAGGAAATGCAGCTTGAGCAGATTGTTAGACCGATATACGACTCTAAAGAAATCGCTCTTCCTGATATTGGCGAGCTTAATGTCTATATCAAGACGCATAAAATCAAAGAAAAGAACAACCCTAAGAAAGTGGCTGATTATTTACTCAATGAGGAATTGAATCTTTGGGTCAATCCACAGTATTTGCTTAATGCTATGGAATGTCTGCCTGATTGTAAGGCATATGCGGCAAATAGAATTAGCCAGATTTATTTCAAAGCTGAAAATGGTGATGGCGTGGTTATGCCGGTGAATCATAAATAAGGAGGAATAGATATGCCTTGGAAATATCGACCACATAGGGGTACACTTGAAGAATCAATGAAAGAATGCCGCGAATTTGATTCATTATCAGACGTGCTTGAATATATCACAAGCGAATGGGGTATTCATAAATTCGACCTAAGTATCAAATATGCATGCGACGACAATCGTATTGGATGGTGTCCGACGTATTATGTTTGTACTGATACATTTTATGGTAAAACATATAATGAAATACCACAATGTATTGGGATGTGTACGGAAGTAGAATAAATATGAATGAACCAATTTGGGTAAATTACCATAAGCATACATCTCTAAGTAATAGATATATGAAAGATAGCCCGCTCTTGCCAATAGATTATTGGAATGAGCTAAAGGCACGCTATGGTAATAAATCATGTATCTATACCACAGTAGAACATGGATGGGCTGGTAATTATTTCAAGCAATATGATGACCTAGAAAAATTTAATAAGAAGAACGGCACGAATATCAGATGGATATATGGCGCTGAAGCATACTGGGTAAAAGATCGACATGAATCTGATAGAAGCAACTGCCATATTGTACTATTGGCGCGAACTGATAAAGGGCGCAAAGCAATCAATAAAATTCTATCTATTGCAAACAAGGATGGATATTATGCGCGTCCTCGTATTGACCTTGAGTTGATTAACCAGTTGCCAATAGATGATGTGATGATTACAACTGCTTGCATCGCCTTCTGGAATAAATACGATGACATAGACGATATTGTTAGGCATATAGCCGAGTCATTTCCTCATTTTTATCTTGAGGTACAGGCGCACGACACACCAGAGCAAAAAGAACTAAATTGGCGCATTATCCAAATTAGCGAAGAATTAAATGTGCCAATTATCGCTGGTTGCGATAGTCATGTTATCACTGAATCACAAATGCTTGATAGAGATGAATTGCTCAAATCAGGTAACATCCATTATGAGGATGAAGATGGATGGTATATGGACTATCCAACATATGATGTACTATTTGAGCGATTTAAGCAACAGGGCGTATTAACAGATGCACAGATTAAAACCGCTATCAATAATACTAATGTATTGTTTGAATTTGAGGACATAAAGCTCGACCGCTCCTTGAAAGTGCCTGTCATCAAAGAGCTGCGTAATAAGACACAAGAAGAACGCAATCATATATTTGAGCAGATTCTGAAAGATGAATGGTTCTTGCAAAAAGCTGATATTAACAAGGATAAACTGCAACAGTATTATCAAGAAATCAAGCATGATATAGGTGAGATAGAGGCTTGTAATATGGCTGATTATTTCATCTTGTCATATATGGTAATGAAGCGAGGACAAGAGAAATATGGCGGCATCTTAACTCCATCAGGGCGTGGCTCTGCTGTATCTATGTATCTCAATAAGCTCTTGAGACTTACTAAGGTAGATAAGGTCAATAGCCCTGTCCTTATGTATTCAGAGCGATTCTTGACTAAAGAGCGCGTCTTAGATAGTCATACGCCGCCTGATATTGATAACAACGTCAGTGACCGTCAACCATTCATTCAAGCACAGCGCGACCTTGTAGGTGAACTTGGCACATATGATCTATTGGCTCTTGGTACGCTAAAATTCAAAGCCGCATGGAAAATGTATGCAAGAGCATATAATGTCGAGCCTGATACAGCCAATGAAGTAAGCAAGCAGATTGACCGATATGAAACAGCCAAGAAACACGCTGAAGATGGTGAAACGGTTGATATTCATAAGTATATTGAGCCAAAATATCAAGAGCTGGTAGATGGATGTAAAAAATATCTAGGCATTTATGATACTGCAAAGGGGCATCCCTGCGGTTGCTTGTGCTATGAGGGTGACATTGAATCTGACATCGGCATCAGCTTGTGTAAATCCGAAGCAACTGGTAAAGAGGTGCTTGTCGCTAATATTGAATCGGGCACGATTGATGCTTTTGGATATCTCAAGCAAGATTATCTTATTGTTGATTCAATCGGCCTGACATATGATATTTATAAAGAGGCTGGAATCGAGCCATTCACTGTCAACCAGCTTCTTGAAAAAATCGCACATGATGATGCAACATGGCAGATTTATGCAGATGGTTATACACAATGCGTCAATCAGTGTGAACAGCCAAAGTCAACTCAAAAAGTAATGCGATATAAGCCAAAGAATATTGCTGAGTTGACCCAGTTCATAGCTGCAATCAGGCCGTCATTCCAATCTATGTATCAGACATTTGAGCAACGGCAACATTTTGATTATGGCATCAAGGCTCTTGACGATTTGCTCCAAGATGAATACTGCTCATCATCATTCATTCTATATCAAGAATCTCTAATGAAAGTCCTTGGCTTTGCTGGCTTCCCTATGTCTGAGACATATACTATCATCAAGGCAATCAGTAAGAAAAAGGATTATATTATCAAGGATGCAAAGCCAAAATTTATCAAGAATTTTGCTCAAGCCATTCTTGATACGGGCGAAACAGATGATGATAATAAAGCGCATGAGCTTGCTGATAAAGTATGGACGATTATTGAGAATAGCGCCGCATATGGCTTTAATAGTGCCCATGCTTATTGTATGGCTATTGATAGTGTAACGATTGCTTATCTCAAAGCGCATTATCCACTTGAATTTTATAAGTGCGTGCTCCAGCGATTCACTGATAAGGGCGAAAAAGACAAGGTTGCACTCATTAAGCAGGAGATGCTAAAACGCGGCTATAAGCTCAAAGATATTCAATTTGGAGATGATAATAGAGCATTCAATATAGACCGTTCTAACAACTGTATTGTGCAAACTATGGCATCTATTAAGGATATGCCTAAGAGCGCACCAGAGGCACTATATGTGCTTGGAAAATCTGATATAAAGAACCGCGCCGCTCTATATCAAGCTCTTATGGACGATCCTAGAATCAATAAGAAAGCCATTGAAATCCTATTCCATCTTGGATATTTTAATAAATTTGCTCAACCAAATCGGCTCATTGTTGAATATGAGATTTATCAAAAATATATTTCAGCAAAGGTATTGACAAAATCATCATTTGATGATATAATGATAGATGTAATTAGACTGTGTTGTGATAAAGAAACCGAGAAGCAATTTAGAGAGATTGACAATAAAGCATTGATAACAGCTTTAATTAAACAAGCAAATATCAAACCAGCTACTATTGTTGACCGTATTAAATGGCAACTTGAGTATCTAGGATATTGTACAGTAAATGACCCAAATTCAGACCCCAACGATTGGCTGGTGCTAGATGTAAAGACAACAGGATATGGTACAGTTTATGTCACCGGTTACAATATCTGTTATGGTGCAGAACGCACCTATAGAGCTAATAAGAAATTCTGGACGAATCATCAATTATTAAAGGGTGATGTAGTAAGGGTGGTACTACAAGAGAAGAATAAAATGAAAAAGGATGAAAATGGTGAATGGGTAACATTGTCGGAAACATATCAGGAGATGAAAGTGTGGAAGAAGCATGAAGAAATGTAAAGGATTCTGTGCGAATGAATGTGTGACCGGGTATTGCCCGATTGCACTTGATAGGCAATATGATTGGTATGGTGATATTGGATATAATGTGCCAAAGAATTGCAAAGAATGTTGCTATAATACATTTAATTGTGAAGATTGTATCTTCCAAGAATCAAAATATTGTGTAAAATTGGAGGAGGTGTAAATAATGGATACTGTTGAATTTTTGAATGAAGGTACTAGGATGTGTAATAATTATGAAGCATGTGTTGGTTGTCCTATGGAGGAAACAGATGATTGCTGTATGGTTAATATGAATCTCAAGCAAATGATAAGTATTGTGGAGCAATGGGCAAAAGAACATCCTATAAAAACAAGGCAGAGCGAATTGCTTAAGCTATTTCCTGAAGCTAGTGTGCTATATGATGAATATCTAAATATCTGTCCAGCTCAACTTTCAAGTGAATGTCGTGATAAGAAAACTGGTGGATGTTATGACCCCGGAATGGATTGTGGCAAATGCAAACGTGATTTTTGGCTAAAAGAAATTGAATGAGGTGAATGATGACAAATCAAGAAGCTGCCACATTGATAGTCAAGGAATATGGCAATTATAGAGGAATTTGTATTGAATATAAGCAATTTTCTTATATCAACCCAAATCTATCTGAAGCTATTGCTATGGCTATAGCAGCATTAAATAAAGAAAATAATGAGGAGGATTAAGTAAGTAAATGGGTGTAGCAGTTCTTATTTTAGGTGAAAGTGGTTCTGGTAAATCAGCGTCACTTAGAAATTTCAAGCAAGAGGATGTTGGTATTCTAAATGTAGCATCTAAGCCGTTGCCGTTCAGAAATGTAAATAAGCTACAGAGTATGAATAAGGCAACATATGCTAGCATCAAAGGCGCGGTATGTAGTGGGAAAAAGCTAAGTTGGGTCGTAGATGACGCTCAGTATCTTATGGCATTTGAGAGCTTTGACAAGGTAAATGAAGTTGGATATGGCAAGTTCACTACGATGGCTAAGAACTATGAAGATATGTTGCGTGTTGTTCAGGAAGATACAAGCCCGGACACGATTGTATATATCATGCAGCATATTGATACTGATGAAAATGGTAAGGTAAAGGCTAAGACACTGGGAAAGATGCTAGATCAGCAGCTTACTGTAGAAGGCTTGTTTAGTATTGTCCTGTTATGTAAAGCGGATGAGCGCAAGCATTATTTTATCACACAGTCTGACGGTTCAAATCCATGCAAGTCACCAATGGGTATGTTTGATTCTCTTGAGATTGACAATGACCTAAAGATGGTTGACGATACAATCAGAGAGTATTATGGGCTAAAAAAGGCAAATGCGCTAAAGGCTAAGTCTACTACTACAGCTAAAAAAGCCGAGTAAAATATAAACAATATATTAAAATCAAATTAAAGCGAGGTTAAATTTATTATGAAGCGAATTAACAACTGGGAGAATATTCAGGAAAGCACATCTTTTAAGCGTCTAACACCAAATGGCTATATTGTTAAGCTACTCAACATTGAAGATCATCCAGACAAGGAATATCTCAAGATTTATTTTGACATCGTAAAGGGCGATGATAAGGGCTATTTCAAGAAGCAATATGATGGCGATACACGCAAGGAACGCAAGTGGCCCAATGCTGGCACATTCATCCGCTCTTATAAGGATTCTGCGGCATCTATGTTCAAGGGCTTTATCAATGCTATTGAGAAGTCCAATAAGGGTTATCAGTGGAATTTTGACGAAAAGACGCTTGTCAATAAGGTTGTCGGTCTAATCATTGCAGATGAGCAGTATCAGAATCAGAAGGGTCAGGTTCGTGTCCGTAACTATGTCGCGGCTGTTCGCTCTGTTGAGACTATTGAAAAGGACGAATATGAAATTCCTGCGCTCAAGGAGCTGACCACCACCAAGGCTACAACTGCTCCTGCTAATGACCCAATCCCAGATTTTGGTGATGTGTTTAACACTACGCCTACTGATACGCCGACTCCTGCTGAATCAGAAAATCCTTGGGATGATTCTGACGAGAATAATCCCTTCATGTAAAAATAATACTTGACAAAAAGTTAATGCTGTGATATAATTACAATAGAGGTTGATAAGAAGTTGCAAATTCTTATCATTTGAAGGAAGGTTGCTCGTCTCGACCTTCCTTACTCTACAAATTAAATCTAAGACGAGGAGATTTTATTATGGAAGAAATTTGGAAACCAGTTAAAGTTAGGGGAGAAGATTTCACAGGATATTATGAAGTTAGCAATTTAGGAAGAATTAAAAAATTACCAACACGAAGCTGTGACGGAAAAAGATTTTTAGAAGAGCGGATTATGAAACAAACGCTTGATAAGAAGGGTTATTTAACTGTAAATTTGCAAAAGGGAAGTCGTCGTTTTACTCGCATATTTGTGCATAGAATAGTAGCAGAGGCATTTATTCCTAATCCAAATGGTCTACCTCAAGTTGGGCATAAAGACGATACGGTATTAAAGACTAATAACTGTGTTGAAAATCTTTATTGGACAACTAACAAAGAAAATGCAAATACAGAAGGAAGAAAACAAAGATTGTCTATGTCTCATATGGGCGCAAAAAATCATGGTGCTAGAGCTGTGATATGTGAAGGCATTACATTTCCAACAATGTCCGATTGCGCTAAACATTATAATATATTTGTTCAAAATATATGTGCGTGGTTAAATGGGAGAGAAAAAATGCCAGACCTATGGATTCAAAGAGGATTAAAAAGAGTTGATTAACGATAAGAATCTATAAAAATATTAAAGGCGGGCTTGACAATCCCGCCTTTTTATTATATAATAGCTATGAGGTGATAAAAAATGAATACAGATGTGATGTTCTCAAGCGCAACAGATAATTGGTCAACGCCGCAAGATTTTTTCGATAAGCTAAATGATGAATTTTATTTCACACTAGATGTATGTGCTGATGAAAACAATCACAAATGTGAACATTACTATACTAAAGAAATTGATGGATTGAGCCGTCCTTGGATTGGAACAATATGGTGCAATCCTCCGTATGGACGTAAAATTGGTGAGTGGGTACGACGTGCTTATATTTCTTCTCATATTGGTTCTGCAACTGTAGTAATGCTATTACCGGCTCGAACCGATACACGCTGGTTTCATGATTATATTTACAATAAGCCAAATACAGAGATTCGTTTCATTAAAGGACGGCTTAAGTTCGGGGGTTGTAAAAATTCAGCCCCATTTCCATCTATGGTTGTAATTTTTAGATCGAAGTAATGACAAAGTAGGTGATGATGCTTGAATAGATTTCTATGTGTAGCTCAACTGCAAGAGCTGCGAATCGACCTATATCAAACCCATATGAAAGTCAGATTCAGCGTCATCACCAATAATCAATGCCTTACTATGAGCCAAACATTGAGCCGCAAATGGAACGAAGCGCAAATCAAATCATGGCTGACAATGGCACAATATATTCATCCACGAATAGACAGCTATATATATGTAAAAAATAAACATTATTATACAATGAAAAAATCTGATATACCTACTAGGCTATTGGTATCAGGCAATATCAATGAATGGAAAAAATCATTGTATTATAATGTGCAATATTGCCGCATAGTTGAAGATAATGCGGCTGATAGCATGAATATAGAAATGGATGGGCAATGGCTGGATTCGAGCCGCTTCTTGAATATATGCGGCGATTCGCCTAGGGTGTTTAATATTAAACGTCCTGACGGCTGTGAGGGCTGTATATGTCGATTGCGGCTTGAATATGATGCAGGATATAGCATAAAGCAAAATCGAGTCATAACGCATCCTAGCGGTCTTAGGGTGGTTGATTACAAGAGAACAGATACGGCTATGAGCCAAGAAGAAATTGATAAGTGGATGTTAGAATATGAGATAATTTCCTCTTGACAAATCAATCAATATATGCTATACTTGGATTATCAAAGAGATGGAGGTAATGACAATGAAATGGGAAGCGTGGTATTATGACTATATCAATGGCAATAATAAAACGTATATTTACGTTGAAGCCGATTCTTTTGATGAGGCGATTGCTAAAGCTCGTCGTATTGACCTTAGAGTAAACGCGGCAAGAGTGGTAAGTGAATGAGCAAGCCACCTACAGTTAAATGCCGCCAATGCGGTAAATCAACGCCAAAACAAGATGCAATCGAATATAAGCCTAAGTTCTATTTCTGCTGTGAACAATGTAGGCAGGATTATATCAATGCTCATATCGTTAAGCCCAAAGCAGAATCAAAAGATGATAGGCGCAAATTGCTGGATTATATACGTCAAGTTGCCCCTGATGCCAATATGCGGCTTGTAGGTATCCAGCTTGCTCAGTTGATGAAAGATAATCCTGATATGACATATGGCGGCATTGCTTATACTATCAGATATATCCATAAAGAGCTTGGAAAGGATATATCTCAATCGCCTCTTGGCTTAGTCAAATATAAATATGATGAATGTAAAAAATATTATGCTTGGCTAAATCAGGTAAGACAGAATATACAACAATGGCAAGCTGAAGATGGGGTTGAGACGATTGTGAAAAGAAATGATGAGGAGGATGTGTTTGGGTAATGGCACAAATTCAATATAAATTTAATAAAAATGATGAATATTACACACCGGCATATGCGGTTAAGCCACTTCTTAAATACCTACTTCCACATAGCAATATCTGGTGTCCGTTTGATACGGCTGAGAGCCAGTTCGTTCAGGTGCTAGATAAAGCTGGACACAATGTTATACATTCTCATATCTCAATGGGGTTGGATTTCTTTGAGAACGAACCGCCATTTGGCACAGAGTACATCATCTCCAACCCTCCATATTCTCTAAAGACAGAGGTATTTCAAAGACTGTATGAGCTTGGAAAATCATTTGCTATGCTTATCAATTTTCAGGGCATCTTTGATAATAAGGCGCGATTTGATATGTTTGAGAAATATGGTTGTGAAATGATGTGGCTAAGTCCTAGAGTGTCTTATGTTAGACCAGATTGCTCAAATAGTTCAGTGCCATTTCAAAGTGGCTATCTCTGCTACAAAATGTTACCATCTCAGTTAGTATTTGAGAGGATTAACAAGAAGGAAGGTGTGTTTGGATGAAACATAAAATGATTGGATGTTCTGAAGAATGCCTAGAATTTGCCTGTTGCGATTTCTGCATCTATGTTCACCATGATTTTTTCTTTGATAAAGACGGTGATATTGTCCGTGGCGGACCAGTTGGATGTGGATTGCATGACGATGAGCGTCATCAAGATATCGCTGAAAGCTGTGGTCATTGTCCTGATTTCCATTGTTTTAGAGCACATGAAGATAATATGGTTGTAAAGGAGATTGATGATGATGACGTGGTATAGTATTGGCAAAAATAGTAAACCAGATGATTATGAATGGGTGCTTGTTTCATTTCTTACAGAAGACAGTAGACAAAGATGCTCTGGCACTTGTGTTGTAGCTGCACTTTGGGAAGATGATGAGGGATGTGCTATATGGTATGACGGTAATCGATTCTATAACATTCATACAACAGACCGTTGGGCATATATTGAGTTGCCGGAGGAATAAGAAATGGAATATGATTATAATGAGGCGCTAAGATGGGTATTCTCAAATATCATGTATGAAGATGAGCCAGAGGTGCTTGGTGCTATCGTAAATGCCATCAATAAGCAGTTGCCAAGCAAACCCTATTATCGTAAAGAAGAAGATGCAGAAGGCTGGGCTTGTCCTAATTGTGATATGGGTGTAGAGCATAACTATGGTAGAATTAAGGATACATATTGTCACAGTTGCGGACAATTGTTAGATTGGGAGGATGTATAATGTGTCTATATAAAGATGGTGCTAAATGCACCGCTCCTGATACAGATTGCCCGCATTGGCAAGGCACATTCTGTGAATTAGATGAATCGAGCAAGGAGGAATAATCATTGCTCTATGACCAAAATTCTGTTAGGTTACTATTAGGTTGTTTGCTAATCAAGCCTTCTCTTGCTATTTCTGACAAGTACCAATTAACCAAAGCTGACCTAGAGCCAGTTCCATTTCATCTTCGTCTATGGCAAGGCTGTGTTGCTCTGGCTAAGCGTGGAGCTGAATCTATATCTGCACTAGACCTTTATATGCTATGTAAGAATAATAAGCAAGTAGAGGATATATTCAAGCTGAATCAGCTAGACGATTTTATTGATACAGTCAAGCAGCTTGCTAATGTAGGCAATTTTGAAGTATATTACAACAATGTGCGCCATGCCACATTGCTCAGAAGCTATAAAAACGCTGGCTACAATGTAGACAAATTTGAGCAAGATGATAAAGCAACCATAGAGGATATAGTACAATATTTTGACGCACAGCAGATAGCTATAAAGAAACAATTTTATAAAGACAAGGATATAGATGAGCTAAAAGCCGGTGATGGATTTGAAGCGATTAAAGAGGGCTTCAAGGCAGAGCCGCTATTTGGTGCAACTACCTTTAGTGAATATCTAAACACAGCTGCTAGAGGCTGGATTCCGGGGCAGCTATCCATCTATTCAGTTGGCTCAGGCGTAGGCAAGTCAACCATCGGCTTGGCCAATCTTGTGCAAGTATGTTGTCCTAGAATCTATGACATAGATAAGGAGCAATATGTAGAGAATCCATGTTATCAGCATAAAGCTGGTCTATATCTTCAATTTGAAATGGCTGGCGATACTGAAATCACGCCTAAGATTGTGGCAACAATTAGTGGCGTACCATGCTTTAGCATCTTGAATGGACGGTATGAAGAAGGCGAAGAAGAACGTGTGGATGAGGCCATTAAAATTCTGCATGAATCTAAGCTATATATCGTCACAATGCCTAATTATACTGTTGATTTGATTGAATCCTATGTAAAGGATTATGTAGTAAACCGGCAAGTAGGCTATCTCTGTTATGATTATATCGTTGAATCCTCATCTGTATCAAGCGACCTAGCTAAAAAGAATGGCGTATCTACTCGGTCAGATCAGGTGCTATCTGGTATAGCAAGTAAGCTCAAGGATTTAGCTGTTGAATATAATATAGCCGTCTTGACATTTACTCAGGTCAATGCTAATGCTATGACGCAAGAAATTATGGATAGCGGCGTTGCGGCTGGTTCAAGAGCAATTCAGAACAAGGCTGATGTAGCTGGCGTAATCATGCCATTACGCCGTAAGGAGCAAGAGATAGCTGATATGATGATGGAGAAATATTCTGATAAGATAAAGCCAAATCGCGTATTACACCTCTATAAGATGCGCTTCTCACAGGTTGAGCAAGGTATTAAGATATATTTTAATCTTGATTTGAATACAGGTCGAACAAAGGATTGTTTTGTAACCACAAAATTCGATAATCCTTATCAATTAACTAAGACAAGGTTGGTGTATGCTAAATGACATGGGTGATTTATGGAATAGCATTGTGTGTATCGTTTTTAGCCATTCTTTTTGGAGAATACGAATACAAGAGAACCAATAAATATAGCGATTTGCTCATATGCGGCATTGGTTGTGGTTTATTGGCGTTTACGTTGATGTTCGGCGCGACATTGATTTTTGTCTTATGATCGACATTCAATCTCTTAAATCTCAGCTAACCGATGACCGCATTATAGAGCTAATGGATGCTCTAGGTGCTCCATTGATGAAGGCTGATAGCAACAATTTGATATTTCCAAGCATATGCCATCAGAGCGACCCGTTAGCTCATTCCGCTAAATTATGGCTATACCTCGATTCTATGCAATTCCACTGTTGGAGCTGCGGCTTTTCAGGTGATGCTATATCTCTAGTTCAACACGTCAAGCATCTTGACTTTAATCAAGCTGTCTCATATATCTGCTCAGTCCTACATCTACAAGTAGGGCAAATAGAGCAAAATGAGCAGCTTGATAATTGGGCTGAATTGCGCCGATTTTTACCTAATGCTGAGCCAGAGCCAGATAAGCTCTTGACATATGACAAGTCCATATTATCTATATTTGACCATTTATATCCGCAAGAATGGTTGGATTATGGAATTTCAGCGGATATACTTGATAAATTTGGCATAGGCTGGTATGCGCGTCAGGCGTGTATTTCCATACCTGTTGTGTTTAATGGTCAACTAGTAGGCGTGAGAGGGCGATACACAAGAGAGCAGAATGTGGCTAAGGGTAAGTATAGACCAATATGTACGCTGGATGGGACAGTTCTAAAGTTGGCAACATCACAAGTCATGTATGGCTATGACCAAAATAAAGCCGCTATTGAAAAGTCACGCCAAGTAGTGCTATTTGAGAGTGAAAAGTCAGTACTAAAAGCGCCAAGTTACAATTTGCATAATGCTCTGGCCGTCTTTGGCTCTAATATAAGCAGACAACACATACAGCTATTACTAGAGCTAGGTGTGAATGATGTGGTGCTATGCATGGATAGCGACTATAAGCAAGTAGGCGATGATGAATTTAAGTTCTTTATTGTCAAGATGAAGAAGTTGGCGTCTAAGCTAAAGCCGTATTTTTCAGTCAGCATAGTATATAATAATCAGGGCTATGATATGTATAAATGCAATATGATGGATATGCCATATGAGCAAGCTATGAAATTATGGGAAAGTAGGGTGAGAGTATGAGAACACCATGCAAGTATGCGCATGAAAGCCGGTATGATAGATATGTAGACGGTAAAATTCGTGAAGTAATAATCAATGAATGCTGGGCTACCAAAGAACCATTTGAATGTGACAGTAAATGTAAGGAGACGTGCGGTGTATATGAATCAGCCAATAAAGGCAAGGCGTTAAAATGGCTCAATGCAGGATACTTTGATGAATGGTATGGTTGTACTTGTAAATGCGCGAGATGTGGGGCTGAAGTATGTGGATGTGATGCCCGTAATTATTGCCCTAATTGTGGTTACGAATACAAGGCATGGGATGGCAAAATTCTATAAATTTAATACTTGACAATCAACCTCCTTTATGATATAATCACTATATCAACAATAAGGAGGTTGATTTTATTATGAGTAAATTCAAAGTAGGAGATAAGGTAGCGCTTGTAACTAAGCCAGATGAAGAAATCGGTGAGGTGAATTGCATTGTAGAGGACAGATATGGTTGTCATGTCTTTGTTGCGTTTAACGAAAAGAAAGTGTATGAAATGCAACTAGCCGGTTATAACTATGATGAAGATAAACTAGTTAAAATTGACGAGTATGCCTTATCTGACGATGAAATCTACGATATGCTCAATCCGAAGATGAAAAATAGCAATGTGTGGAATCATGGATATAGAGTTGTTGCTTATGATGATGGATACCATCTAGTAAGAGAGGATAATGATGTTATCAATGCTATTGCTCTAGCATATCGCTCTGGTTTTCTTAGAGCTAAGAAAGGCAGACCGTTTAAGATTGGAGGAGAGAAAAATTAAGATTCATCCACTACTAGATTCCCTTAATGAAGTCACATTTTTAAGGGAATACTTAACCGCTTGTGGCATAGCTGATGTTGACTCATATCTCAATCCAGATAGTATTGAATATCAATCACATGATATGTATAAAAATATGGACAAGGCGATTAGCTTATTCAATTATCATATGCCAAATGGAAAGATTGTGATTGTTCAAGACAGCGATAATGATGGCAGTTGTTCAGCAGCAATTACATATATGCTATGTCGTGAATTTGGCGCAACTGATATTGAAGTGTTATATCATGCAAATAAGCAACATGGATTATCTGACCTCATGCCGCAAATTATCACTGAATCACCTAGCTTAGTTATTGTTCCTGATGCTGGCAGTAATAATATCTCAGAATGTCAAGAGTTGTTTCAGCGCAATATTGCCGTATTGATTTTAGACCATCATAACATTGAGTCACATAATTATTGTGCTATTGTGGTAAACCCATTTAATGATGAACAGGATGAACATATCAATAAATCAATCTCTGGTACAGGTGTTGTAGAAAAATTTGCTTGTGCTCTTGGCTCAAATCAATCTTTCAAAGACCTCGTGGCTATTAGCCTAATCTCTGATATTTGCAGCTTACGTTCATCTGAGAACCGTAAATATGTATATGATGGCTTGACTAATCCAACTAATCCATTTATCAAATATTGCTTAGAGCATTGTTGCAATCGTGGCGTTAATCCAGAGGGTGTGGCATTTGGTATTGCACCACTTGCTAATGCTCTTGCTCGTAGTGATGACCAATCTACTAAGCGGCTATTTTTTGATGCGCTGATTGGTAAGATTGAGCCAGAAGCCGCTGTAAAGGCTATGAAAGCCGTCAAGTCCAAGCAGGACTATCAGGTCAAGAAGGTTGTAGATAAACTGTCAGATGGGCTTGACACATCTCATAAGGTCATTATCGGCTTTGGTGAACCTGAGAATAAATCCTATTTAGGGCTTGTAGCCAATAAATTCTGTGGTAAATATAATAAGCCTACATTCCTGCTGAGAGAGCTAAATAGCACAACATGGTCTGGCTCGATGCGCAGTCCTATTGATTTGCTTGAGATTATCAATGAATCAGGGTTGGCTAAATGTCAAGGACATGATGCTGCAGCTGGTATCACTGTCAAGAAATCAAATCTCAAGCGATTTGCACGATTCTTAGATGGGCTGGATTTGGACGTAGAGCCAGATATTGAAATAGCGGCTCAGATTGAGCCTAATAATATCACACACAATCTTGCAAATGTGTGTGTAGAAAATAATATCCTATGGGGCAAGGATATAAACAAGCCGTTATTTCATTGTACTTTAACATCTCCGCAGATTTATGTATATCGTAATCGCTCAACTACTGTCAAGCTGATTCAGGATGGCATTGAGTTTATCAAATTCTTTGTTAATAATGAAGAAGCAAGCCAATTTGAATCAGCTCAAGGTAAATCCATAGAGGTAGTAGTATCGCTTGGATTGAATGAATATAATGGACAAATTAAGCCTCAAGCTATTATTGAGCGATATGAGATTATTGATAAGACAGAAAATGAAATTGATTGGAGTGAATATTTTAATTGAGCAATTTAAGAAAATGGACTAAAGCGATTAGTATGGTTACATCTGTTGTACTATATACGCTGATTCTGCGTGGTTACAACAACAGATGGGTGTTGTTGGTAGCGGCTGTTATTGCTTGTATGGCAAATAGTTTGGATGGCTGGGTTGTAGGGGATGAGTCTAATGAGTAAAATGACTATTGGCGATTTGCGACAAAAGCAAGCATTGCCGCTAGAGGCAAAGATTATTGCGTCCAAACAACGAATCAAAGAATGGTATGAGCATTGGAACGGAGAGGTGTATATTTCAAACTCAGGTGGCGTTGATTCTACCGTCCTTAGTCATCTTGTTCATTCATTATATCCAGATGTTCCAGATGTCTATTGCGATACAGGGCTTGAATATCCTGAATTACGCGATTTCATCATGGATAAGCCAAATGTTATTGTATTAAAGCCAGCGCTCTACGATAGAAAAATGAAGATATGGCATCATGTCTCATTCGCCAAGGTTATTGAAAAATATGGCTACCCAATTATTAGTAAAGAGCAAGCTGCATTTATTCAAGAATATAGGACTTCTAAAAGCGAACGGCTAAAGCAAATTCGGCTTAATGGGAACAAATATAACCGTGGTAAAATCTCTAAAAAATGGATCAAGTTTATCGAGCCATCTTGTTATATCCCAGTAAGTGATAAATGTTGCGATATAATGAAGAAAAATCCATCAAAGCGATTTGAGCACGAAACGGGCTTACATCCATATATCGGCACTATGACAGACGAGAGCGCTCAACGTGAATCGAATTGGCTCAAGTTTGGTTGTAACGCATTTGACAAGGATAGACCAACCAGCAATCCATTATCATTTTGGACTAAATCAGATGTATTACATTATATAGTCAAATATAATATCTCATATGTCAAAGAAATATATGGTGATATTGTAGAAAAGGACGGTGTCTATACTACAACCAAGCAAAAGCGTACAGGTTGTATCTTTTGTGGGTTCGGTTGCCATCTTGAAAAAGAGCCAAATAAATTCCAAACATTAGCTACTATCAATCCTCAACTTTATGACTACTGTATGCGTGGTGGCAAATACGATGAATCAACTGGTATGTGGATTCCTGATAAAGGACTTGGTATGGCTAAGGTGTTAGATTATATCAATGTCAAATGGTGGAATGATGGCGATGAAGCCAGACGAGATGAATATAGAGCAAAGTATAAGGAGAAAGAAGAAATTGAGCAGAGCAGAAAGAAATCGTCGCAAACGGACTGAGCATCCCCTAAAATATGCTCCTATCAAATGCCCAAATTGCGGCTTAATGGTAGATGAAAAATATGTAGTTGACATAAATTCTACTTGTCCTATTTGTGGCAATGAGCTATTTGCAGAATTAAAGAAAATGATTGAAAAATAATTAAAATAGGGTATTGACAACCTCCTGATTCTATGATATACTTGATTTATCAAAGAACAGGAGGTTGTTTTAATGCAAGACGTATTAACCTATGAAGCATGGCTCGATGCTGTATGTCATATCTGTAATAGCTTGTTGAAAGCAAATGTAAGCATAACAGGCAATAACGAATTTAAGGTGACAGCTACAAAATATCGTTGGATTACATTTGTTGATTGCATTGGATTTGAAGTAATGTACAATGAAGGCTTTGAGCCAGCATTTGGTGCAACTAAGCTGATGGAAATTATTATTGATAGATGGGAACAACTGCTGGTTGAGGAGGATAAATAATGCAATATATGAGTGGCAAAAGCCGCATTTCTAAACAAATTGCAGAGGTATTAAATTCAGCTATCAACAAAGATACACCGTTTGTAAGCCTGTTTTGCGGCTCATGTGCTATTGAATCAAAAGTACAAGCAGATGTTAAAATTCTTAATGACAAGCATCCATATCTCATTGCTATGTGGCAAGCACTACAAAATGGCTGGACACCGCCTGATGTTGTGACCAAAGAAGAATATTATCGTGTTAAAGCTAATATGGACGAAAATCCTGCATTGACTGGATTTGTTGGATTTGGTTGCTCATTCGGCGGAAAATGGTTTGGAGGTCTAGCAAGCAATAAAAAAGGCGATAATTATTGTGCAAGAGCAGAGCGTAGTTTGCTCAAAGATTTGCGCGGAGTACAATCTGCTACATTCACTTGCCTTGACTATCATGACGTAGAAATCCCGGATGGTGCGGTTGTATATTGTGACCCACCCTATGCCAATACGACGGGATATACAGTTGGACAATTTGATACGAATGAATTTTGGTATTATATGCGTCAGCTGTCTAAGCGATGTGATGTATATATCAGTGAGGAATCTGCGCCTGATGATTTTGAATGTGTATGGTCACAAGAATTAACGAGAACGCTTGACTTCAATAAATCCAATCAACCAAAGAAAGTAGAAAAATTGTTCAAATATAAGGGATAATATGCAAACAGTAAAATTAACCCCAATGCGCATGATATTCAATAACCCTGAATCCAATTTCTCAATTATATCATGCAGCACTAAGGATGAAACAATAGAAATCAACCCTCAATATGGCACAATCAGCCTAAAAGGAACTGGCATTGCCGATCTGAAAATGGGGCAATCCATTGATTGTATCATAGAGCCATGTGTGGATGATAAATACAAATACAGCTATAAATTCATTGGCTTTGCTGGATTTGTAGCTAAAGATGGCAAATTCAACCTAACTGAAAAAGCCGAGCTACAGACATTGCGTAGTTTAATGACTAATGGGCAAGCTGAATCATGTCATGCCGCATATCCTCATTTTGTCAGTATGGTGCTGAATGGTGAAGCCGACAAGCTAGACTACAAAAAAATTCGTGGCGTAGGCAAGGTGTTATTGCCAAGATATATTGACAAAATCAAGACAATTAACAAACGTGTTGAATTTATGGGTGAAACATATGCTTGGGGTATTGAGCATGACGAGGATATAAATAAAATCGCCGCGACATATAAAAATGTATATGGATTTAGCAAGGATATAAATACTAATCCATATTCTGTTATGATTAACTTGCTTGAGTGGTCGTTTGATAGGGCTGATAGGGCAATAATCAATAAAACGGCAAAATGGCTAGATAGCTATGAGCGATGTGAGGCGGCTACTATCTATGCTCTAAAGCATAATGAGCTGGACGGCAATACAAGGATGCAAGCCAAGATGTTGTTTGATATGGTAAAGCGCAAAGCCCCTCAATGCGTTCATCATCTCCTCGATGTTGTGACGAAATCGGCGCAAGTACACTATGACGCTCCTAGCCAAAACACAGCTCTACAAGTCACATATAGTGCTGAACAGCATATTGCTGATGTCATCAAGAAAAAAATAGCCAATCCACATTACTATCCTATGGATTGGCAGAAGTTTACAAGTGTAGACGGTTTAGAGCTGACTGATGAACAAACGCAGATTCTTGAAATGGCTTGTAAACAAGATGTTATGATGCTGACTGGTTCGGCTGGTTGTGTTGATTGCGATACTGAATTTTTTACTGGTACTGGTTGGAAGCGAATTGCGGATTATCAAGACGGCGACAGGGTGCTTCAGTACAACGAGGACGGAACAGCAGAACTTGTAAATCCCATTGCTTATATCAAGAAGACATGCAATACGTTATGGCATTTTGAGACGCTTCGAGGATTAAATCAAACTGTCTGTGATGATCATAGAATTATATATGAAACAAGAGACGGTGTATTAAAAGAATGTAATATTGAACAACTAAAACAAATGCACTTACCGTCAACCAAGAATTTCCAAGGGAGGTTTCTCACAACATTCAACTTTGGTGGTTCTGGTATAGATTTAAATGAATGGCAAATTCGTCTAATGTGCGCGGTTTTGGCAGATGGGCATTTCAACGCCGGTAATAAAAATAGCACAAGATGTACATTTCATATAAAAAAGCAACGTAAGAAAGATAGACTGATTTATCTTTTCAATAAAAATGGACTTGAATATAAAGAACATGAAAGTACAGAAGAAGGATATACTGACTATCATGTGTATGTTCCAAGGAGAGAAAAGCAATTTACAGAGTATTGGTATGGGTGTTCTAATGAACAATTAAAGATAATTGTAGATGAGGTTGTTTATTGGGATGGATGTATAAGATACACAAAAAATAATACTAAGTATTTAACTTATTGTTCATCTATAAAATCAGACGCAGATTTCATTCAATATGCAGCATCCGCGATTGGAATTAGAGCGTCTATAAGCACTTGTAATAGAATTGGTGAAATCAAGCATTTGAACGGGAAAGAATATATTAGAAAGACAAATGTATATACGGTTCATTTTTCCAACAGAACAAAAGTAGGATTGTGTTCAGATAATAGAAGTAAATGTACTAAAACGCCCATAACTCAAGTGCCAACCACTGATGGATATAAATACTGCTTTACAGTACCATCACATATGCTCGTACTAAGAAGAAAAGATTGCATTTTCATTACTGGCAACTGTGGCAAAACAACAAGTATGCAAGCACTTGTTAATATGCTAGATAGCAATGGATACACATATACTCTACTTGCCCCGACAGGAATATCTAGCAAAAAATTACGAGAAGCAACGCAAAAAGAAGCGTCCACCATCCATATGTTTTTAACCATGAGTGAGAACCTAGGAGATTATCTAATCATAGATGAAGCCAGTCAAATTAGCGTCCATTTGCTATCAATGCTATTTGATAAGGTAACAGACCGTACTAAGATAATCTTCATAGCCGACCCATCTCAGCTTGCATCTATTGCTTGCGGCAACATTGTTGAGGATATGCTTGATAGCGGCATCGTGTCTGTATGTAACTTGACTAAGGTATTCAGATATAACACATCTGGCATTATTACTAT